TTGACCAAGAGGCATTTGAATCTGCAAGACCGCATGGAACTGGAAGAGCTTTATGGGAAAGGGAGCGGGGTTGAACAGATCGCAGCAAAGCTGAAAGTCCACCGGTCTACCGTGTACAACGAGTTGAAGCGGGGGGACACGGGGGAGATGGATGGGAATGGTCGTATTGGGTACAGCGCAGAACTGGCCCAGCGGACGATCATTGAAAACTACCGCCGGAGACGGACGGCGGGACGCGCCAAGTAAAGGCATAACGAAAGAGGGATGATCCATGAAATCCGTATACTGCGAAATCGCAAGAGGCGAGGGATGCACAAAAATCAGCCTGTACTCCGAAGCGGAATATAAAAGAGAGCTGCGGAGAAGGGAGCGACGCGAGAAGATCCGGCGCAGAAGAACGCACGTCCGGGAGGTGGCGGGCGCACTCATTGGACTGGCAGGGTTCATGATGCTTGTTTGTGCTGGTGGGGCATACGAAGTAGGAACGCTCGTTGCGCTGGGGGCCACAGGGCTGGGGCTTATGGTGCTCGGCGGATGGATGGGTCATGCCTTTTATGGGCAGGAAGATAAAGCGGAGTGGATGCGCCGTATGCGCGAGCGGGGAGAAATCGAATGACGGACAAGCGGGAAAACGTTCGCGGATGGGCACAGGGGAGTGCGTGTGCGGTGAGTTGGAACGCGAGAATCTGGAAAACGGAACCGGTGGATGGCCCGGTGGCCGGGTCGAGAGAATTACTCAAAAACACAAGCAGATGATCGGAGGAAAAGTGAATATGAACATGAGAATCAACACCCATGGAAACCCCTTGCCGGAGGTTCACGGAGAATGGATTGACCTTTGCACAGCAGAGGAAACCCACCTGGAATTTCTGGACTACAAGATCATTTCCCTGGGTGTTTCTATTGAGATCCCGGCGGGTTACTACGCACACATTGTGCCTCGTTCCTCCACGTTTGGAAAATGGGGCGTACTGCTTGCCAACAGCATGGGCGTGATCGAGAACGACTACTGTGGAGACGGCGATATTTGGGGGTTCCCTGCCGTGTGCCTGCGCCGGGAGGGGACAACCATTCCGAAGGGGACGCGCGTTTGTCAGTTCCGGCTCATGGAAAAGGCCCCGGCCATCGAGTTTGAGCAGGTAGAGCGACTGGGAAACAAAGACCGGGGCGGGTACGGTAGCACCGGGGAGAGAGCGGGAGCAAACAGGAATGCGATCACATACCGGGCTGCCAGCGGTGAAATTGAAATCTGCGGCGGGCATAGCTACGCAGAAGCAGTGAACAAGCTGTGCGAGCTGGAGGATGAAAAGAAGCCGGGCGAGCGGTATACGTTCAGAAGTCCGAACGGCCAGGTGCACTCCAGACGAGGAATTGAACTGGTGTTGGCGCGGCTGAACGATTACGAAATGGAGACCCGTAATCCGGCGAACATTCCCACAAGAGACGGCGGGGAGACCAACAAGAAAAGCCGCGTGGAACGGATGTTCGGAGCCAGGGAGACGTGGAACACCACAAGCACGCCGAACCCGGACGAGGGACAGGGGCCGTACAAAGGGTTCCTGATGGTGGTTTGCGAGGAGTGCGGAGAGGTGCGAGCGTTCTGCTCAAAGCGGGAGACTTACAGTTTCCGGTGCGACAAGTGCGGGCACGAAACAGCCCTGGAAAATCTGCGGCCCATGTATATGCACTGCAAGTGCGGAAAGAGCTTCCGCTATAAGACCAACGCGACGGCGGAAAAAATCACCCACACCTGTCTGGAGTGCAAGGCTCCGGTAGAAATGGAGCTGAACAAGAATGGAACGGCATACGTCACTATCGGAGTGAGGAGGTAATAACGATGTCCAGAACTGAAATGAGCTATTTCGGCCTGAGAATGAGTGCAGAAGGAGAACCAAAATTCTGTAAAGAACAGACAGAGACGTTTTTCAACTATATCCGAGAGGATAGCGAGATCATAAACGAAACCGGCGGCGACCTGTGCCAGACTGCACCGGTGATCCAGAGCGCCCCGGCGGGCATGGACTGGGATGTTGTAGCAATCTATGACGATGCCGGTATACCCTCGATTATGCACCGGTTTAAGCGAATGACCAATGCGGAACTTTTTGAAGGAGGAAGCGATGCAGTCCACCCGGCTTTTATCATCGGGGGCGAGGTGTACGACGAAATTTACATCAGTGTGTACCCGAACACGATCATAAACGGGAAACCGTACAGCCTCCCACTTATGGAACCGGCGACGAATATTGCGATGGAGGACTTCGCGGCGGCCTGTTTCTCAAAGGGGGATGGCTGGCACTGCATGACCGCAGCAGAATGGGGCTTGCTTGCAAATATCAGTGCAAAGCTGGGGACGCTTCCGCACGGCAACACAGATTGCGGGAAATGGCACGCGGATTCCAAGGAAAAGGGGGCCGTTGTGGATGGCGGCTACGGCAAAACGCTGACGGGCAGCGGCCCGGCAACGTGGACACACGACCATTCGCCCACCGGCGTGCATGACCTGTGCGGAAATGTCTGGGAGTTCTGCCGGGGATGCCGCATTATGAACGGAGCCATTCAGGCTGCACAAAACAATGATGCGGCGCTGCCGGAAACAGACCTTTCGGAAAACGGTAAGGACTGGCGCTCCGTGATAAATGATGCCGGGAAGCCCGTGTATGGAGGGGTTGAGGAGGACAATGTGGTGATTACCACCGGAGGCCACGAGCAGGGATATACGGGGTGCCGCTGGGGCGATGTGAAAGTGCGTTGCGAAAGCGAACAGCTCAAAGCACTGGCGCTTTATCCGGGAGAAAAAGAAAGCTACTGCTGGATGGACAGCACAGATGGAGAATACTGCCTGATTCGCGGCGGCGACTGGGGCTATGGGGCCAGCGCTGGGGTGTTCAACTCGTACCTCAACTACCCCCGTTGCAACGTCAGCACGTACGTTGGCGGGCGCTCCGCTTTTTTCGTGAAGCACTGAACACTGAAACCTGAATCACTGAACGCCGAGCGTGAGCGAGGCGAGAAAGGGAGAATATCATGGGAAACCGAAACAAAGTTACACCAGGGCTGGGAGAATTTGCGATTGGGGTTATCGTGATGGTGATCGCCTGCCTTTGGATTGCGGCGGCGATCATCGTGCCTGCTGCTCTGGTTAAGCTATGCTGGCTTTTTCTGCTGGCCTAAAGGGGGAGCAATCAATGAAAATATCCAAGTTCGTAAAGCTGGTGAAGAACGCCGGGCGCTGCATTGTGGCGGATGTGGAAAACAGTGGCATTTGGCTTGGGAACGGGTACGGGTTCTACCGGGCAACAAATCTGCCCAGGATGGAGGGCGCAGAGCAGGTGCGCACGGTTCTGGATGTGCCGGAAAAGGCGTGGGAGAAGGTGTACCTGACAGAAGAATGGTATGGGAACGCACAAAATGTGATGGGAATGAACCTTTCCGACTACGAAAAGGAAGAAAAGCGGGCGGAGAAGATTCGAGTGGTCGCGGCCATGGATGATGTATGGGCGGCCTGCTGCCGGTGCGATGATGGAGAGCTGATATTCTACCGTGAAAATCTGCTTTCCCCGATCATGGACGAGGTGGAGAACAGCGATTACATCATGTTCACGGTGCGGCGCATGACCAGCGGACAGCGGTATCTCGCGGTGCATGACGGGATGAACCTGCTGGCAGCGATCATGCCAATGCGGGTGGTGAGCGAGGAATACCTGGGACGGCTGGCGGAGTTCGAGGCGATGTGCGCGGAACAGCTCAACCGCGAGCGGGCGAGGGCAGAAGGTGCGACCGAAGCGGAAAATCAGGAAGATGGGGAACAGCTTGGAATGGAGGATGCGGAGGAATGAAAATCGAGAGAGCAAGGGAAATTCTTGACCCGGAGCACCGGGAGGAATACAAGAGCCTGGAGCCGGTGAAAGAGGCGTGCCAGATGGGGCGGGCGGCACTGGAGAAAATGGTGCCGCGCTCGGTTTGTTTGGATGGAATCGAAGCCTGCCAGGGGTGCGGCAGCGGAGAGTACCTCTACAACGAGGACGGGAACCGGAACAAGTTCTGCGGCCAGTGTGGGCAGGCCATTGAATGGAGCGAAGAAGGACAATGAAAAGAGCGAGCACAAGGAACGGAGGGAGCCAGCTTAATTTCCTTGACGAGATCATAGTGGACAATTTTGCAGGCGGCGGCGGTGCGTCAACAGGGATGGAGCTTGCAACGGGACGGCCCGTTGCCATTGCCATAAACCACGATCCAGATGCAATCCTGATGCACAAGACAAATCACCCGTTTACAGAACATTTGCAGGCAAGCGTATGGGATGTAGACCCGAGAAAGGTGTGCCGGGGGAGACCGGTGGGGCTGGCGTGGTTCTCGCCAGACTGCAAGCACTTTTCAAAGGCAAAGGGAGCGGCGCTGGTGGATCGGAATATACGGGGGCTGGCGTGGATCGTGCTTCGATGGGCGGGAACGGTCAGGCCACGGGTGATTATCTTGGAAAACGTAGAGGAGTTTGTAACCTGGGGGCCAGTGCGTAAAGGAAGGCCGGTAAAGAAAAAGGCTGGTCAGACATTCCAGAAGTGGAAACAGCAGCTTCTAGACCTTGGATATGCTGTGGAACACAGAGAGATCGTGGCCGCAGACCTGGGCGCGCCTACCACGAGAAAGAGATTTGTGCTAATTGCCAGATGTGACGGGAGACCTATGGCTTATAAACATGGCGTTTATACCAGCGAGGTGGAAACCAGTCTGATTGCCCCGGTCAACGGGACAGCTGGCCTCATTGTCGCCGTAGGCACCGCGCCGGTCAATATGCTGGCCGACCCCGCTGCGGCTGTGAACAAGCCGATTCTGGTAAACAACTACAAGGAGGCCGTAGAGGCCGTCGGCTATGTGGGAGACTTTGAGAAGTACACTCTGTGCGAGTGCATCAGCGCAGCGTTCAGCGTGGTGGGTGTGGCACCCATGGTGTTTATCAATGTGCTTGATCCGGCAAAGCACACCACCGACATCGAGGAAACCACAATCCAGGTCAACGACGGCGTGGCCGCGCTGGATAAAGTGGGTGTGCTGCTGGACGAGCTGGTGGTCAAGAAAGAGGCGGAGACGCTGGAGGCGGGCACGGACTACACAACGGTGTGGAACACTGATGGCACCGTGAATATCGTGATTCTCTCTACCGGCGCAGGAAATGGGGCCACCCAGCTGACCGTAAGCGGAAAGACGCTCGATCCCTCGAAGGTGACCGCGGAGGACATCGTGGGCGGCGTGGATATTGATTCCGGGAAAGAGACGGGGATGGAGGTTATCCGGCAGGTGTACCCGATGCTGGGCATGACCCCGGGCATCCTGATCGCGCCCAGATACAGCATGGAGGCAACCGTGGCCGCTGCCTTGCAGGCAAAGACGAAGAGCATCAACAGCAAGGAGATCATTGGCGAAAACGTGATTGTTTTCGTGAGTGTACCGAGTAGCGGTGGGGATGATACCATCACGGCGGTACGGGTATACGACAACAACGACGCGCTGGCCGGTGAACAGACTGTGAGCCTGAAACGCACCAGCCGGAACACAGCACTTCTGCGATTCACGTTCCCGTTGGTTGAAGCGGAGTAAAAGAGAGGAGGAAAACCTATGGCGTATAAGCGCACCTATTGGGTGGATCACGTCGTCGATCAGCACGGGGCGGTTATTCAGCAAGGCACGCTGCTTGACCAGCAGCACTTCAATAACCTGGAAGAAGGTTTGAGCGATGCGAGCCTGGCCCATGCGATCATGTACTTCAAGCAGGTACAGGAGGACTATAATTTCACGGACGAACTGCACACCATGACGCTGGCACAGACCGGTCTCAAGTGGCCGTTCAACAACAAGGAAAACACCGTGGGTCTCGCACAGCTGCGCGAAAACACGAATTACAGCGTGGAGGTGACGGTGCTGGAGTACACCGGCGGGCGGCTTGGAGAGATCCGGGTCTATGACCGGGCAAAGAACGGCTTTAAGCTGATGCACGATGGAAGCGCGACTACGGTAAAAGTGGCTGTGCGCGTCAGCGGCGGCATGACGGATCAGCGTGTAACCGACATTTGATGCAGGAGGGAACAAAATGAAAATCGTTGAAATGAACGAGGGCCGGAAAATCGACTACAAGATGACCGGCACGAAGCTGGAGTTCGCGGACGGGGCGCTCACTGTTGATCTGGCCAGATACCAGAGCGACGACCCTGTGACGCGCGACATCATGGTTGACAGCGAGGGTTACCTGGTGATGGGGAAGGGAAGCTACTATGTGGCCCAAGTGGAGATCCCTGCGCGGGAGTACGAGGAGACGGAAGTGCCCCAGACGCTGGAAGAGGACGCAGAGGAAGCTGACGGCATGAGCGATATGCCCGGCATCCTGCGCACCCCCCTGCCCCTGGACACGGAAAAAGTCACCCTGTGCCTGTTCAGTATCGACGGCATCATGATTCGCTGATAGGAGGAAAAAGATATGGCAAACTTCGATATGGCTGAAATGGCTCTGAAAAGCGTGTGCCCCAACAACTTCATGAAGTACGACGACAAAGAAATGCCCACGATCATGGTCTACATTCCCAAGTTCCGGCTGTGCGATGTGCTGTCCACCGAGGACACCAGCATCCATCCCGCTTTCCGCGTGAACGGAGACGAGATCGACGGCTTCTACATCGGCAAGTTCCAGACGCACCACTACAACGGCAGAGCGTACAGCCTGCCCGGTGAAGATCCCAGCGCCAGCGCCGGTCATGACACCTTTGTGGCGTATAACCGCGCCAAGGGCCAGAAGTACCACGAGGTGACTGCGGCGGAGTGGGCCGCCGTGGCCCTGTGGTGCCACAAGAACGGCACCGAACCCAAGGGCAACAACAACTACGGCAAGGACACCACCGAGACCCTGTACAAGGCGATTCCGACGACCCACGAAAGCGACGGGCGCACTGCCCGAGTGGCGACCGGCACCGGCCCTGTAACCTGGAGCCACGACGGCACCCTGGCCGGAATCTGGGACATGAACGGAAACGTGTGGGAGTGGTGTACCGGCCTGCGCCTGGTGCATGGTGAGTTGCAAATTCTCCAGGATAACAACGCCGCATCCCCCACGGCGGATCTGTCTGCATCCAGTAAAGCGTGGAAAGCAATCGACGCGACCACCGGCGACTTGGTTACCCCAAACGGCAGCGGCACCACCGCGAACACCGTGAAGCTGGACTATGTGAGCAGCAAGTGGAAGTATGTGACCACCATCACCAGTTCCGAAGATTCCGGCAGAAGCTGCCAGTTCAAAGACATCACCTGCGACGCGGGCATTGGCGCAGATGCAAAGCTGCTCCTCCAGGCGCTCGCCATGCTGCCCGATGCCGAGCTGGTGGGCGACAAGATCGACGCGAATTATGGCGGAGACTACTTCTACGCGAACAATGCGCAGGAGGAGCGGTGCCTGATTCGCGGCGGCTACTGGGGCAGTGGGGCCGACGCTGGGGTGTTCCTCTCGAACCTCAACCCCCCCCGTTCCTACGTCGCCGCGCGCGTTGGCGGGCGCTCCGCTTTGATCGAATAACTGCACACTGCGCCCTGATTCACTGAACGCCGAGCGATAGCGAGGCGATAAGGGGACAAGCCCACGCACGGACGAGGACAAAAGATGTTCCCGCGCCGTGCGCGGGCGAATTTTTTGGGCGATTTGTGGTGGGCGCAAAAGTAGAGTGCGCCGGGTGGGAAAGAGGGAAAATAAAACGGGGGTGAAGCGATGCAGAGTGATATGCCGCCTCAAAGAAATTATGAGCCGTTCCGTCTGAAAGAAAAGATCGGAGAAATGATCCAGTACGGCAGACCACTGACAAAGCAGTTCAGCCGGAAAGACCGAGACCTTGCCGACGACCTGCGAGAATGTATGCTGCGGATGTACCATCTGGCGGTAGAGCTGGAAAAGAAATACTACCGCAAGACCACTGCGCAGGAGCTTGACGTGGAACTGGACTGGCTGCGAAACCTGGTAAGACTGGCGGCAGACAAAAAGTGCTGCGGAGCAAAATTCGCCCCGCCGCTGTCCACGCACCAGTATGAAGTGTGGGCGCGATACAACGAAGAGATCGGCAGACTGTTGGGCAAGTATATTGCGAGCCTGAAAGGATAGCCGTTACTCTTGGGGGATGGGCCGTATTGCGGTGCCTGATTCGCGGCGGCAACTGGAACAATGGGGCCAACGCTGGGGTGTTCAACTCGAACCTCAACAACCCCCGTTCCAACGTCAACACGAACGTTGGCGGGCGCTCCGCTTTTCGTCTGAACACGCCATCATGGGGCGGCGGTTCTGCGCCGGACAAGTGGGTGGTGCCTCACGGGGCATCATCGGCGCGCAGACTAAAAGGGGCCTATCTCCAATCCCAACAACAGGGATAAAATCTGAATTGCCGCGGAGACGGAAACGCCACACGCGGCCTGTTTGGTGAACATGAAAATGAGCGAAGGAACCGGACTGGCAGTCATTCAAAATGCGTGGCCCACGGTGTGCAGTTTCGAGTGGATGCTGGAAGCGCATAGACACGCTTGCAAAGGGAAAAGGTACAGGCTGGAAGTCATGGGGTTCACGTCGAAACTGGAGAAAAATCTGCTGGACGTGCAAGAGCGCATGAAGGACGGCAGCTATGAGCTGGGGCCGTACAGGAAGATGTGGGTATTTGTGCCAAAGAAACGGCTGGTTATGGCATTGGATTACCCGGACAGAATTGTGCAGTGGTGCCTATATCTGTACCTGAATCCGATATACGACAAGCTGTTTATCGAGGACAGCTATGCTTGCAGGAAAGGAAAAGGGAGCCACAAAGCGGCGAAGCGCCTGCAATACTGGATGCAGCAGGTGAGCAGGAAGCCGGGGCCTGGGTGGTATTGCCTGAAACTGGATATTTCAAAATACTTCTACCGGGTCAACCACGACAAGCTGCTTGAAATCCTGTCCCGAAGGATCGCGGATCAGGAAATGATGGAGTTTGTGCGCGGGGTGGTGAACAGCAAGGCGGAGCCTTTTGGGCTGCCAAGATGGAGAAGCCCGGACGATACGCCGCCGGAAGAGTGGGAGTATGAAACGGGTATGCCGATAGGCAATCTGACATCACAGCTTTTTGCGAACATCTACCTGAATGAGCTTGACCAATACTGCAAGCACAAGTATCAAGCCCAGCTGCGGGAGAAGGGGCCAGATCTGAAAATCGGGAAAGACCATGAGCTGGCGGAGTACATCGAGCAGACGATCATAGAGCGGGACTGCTCCCCTGCTGCGGTACTGGGATATGCGATGATGGAAGGGAAAACGTTCAAAACCACCGTATCGGTGCAGACCATATACAAATATATAAAAATGGGTCTGTTTCTCCATATCACACAGGTGGATTTGCCACGCCGGGGAAAGCGAAAGAACAGCTACAAAAAGGTCAAGACCAACAAAAGCCAGGCCAGGGCCAGCGCCGGGGAGAGCATTGAGAACAGGGCACCGGAGGTCAAGAACCGGAAGGAGTTCGGCCACTGGGAGATGGACACGGTGTACAGTAAAAAGAACACCACCGCAAAGGCCCTGCTGGTGCTGACGGAGAGAAAGACCAGGAAGGAAATCATCATTGGAGTGCCGAACCGAAAGGCTGAAACCATCGTCCGTGCGCTGGATGCGCTGGAGCGGAAGATGGGGGCGGCGAAGTTCAGGAAAATATTCAAGAGCATCACAGTGGATAACGGAAGCGAGTTTGCGGCGGCGGAGGCGATGGAGCGAAGCGCCATCAACAAAACCATTCCTAGGACGGCGGTATACTTCTGTCACCCGTATTCTTCATGGGAGCGCGGAAGCAACGAGAACAACAATATCATGATCCGGAGAAAGCACCCAAAGGGAACCGATTTCTCGAAGGTGAGCGCGGCGCAGATTAAGGAGACGGAGAACTGGATCAACAACTATCCGAGAAAGATACTGGGGTACAAAAGCAGCGAGGCGGTTTTCAGAGAGTGCCTGCGGGAGCTGGGGATCGTAGCGTAAAAGAAATAGAAGAGGGAGAGGGGGGAAGCACCGGGAAACTGATGAAACTGAACAGAGAATCAATGGGGCCAGCAATCGGGAGAATTGGTGGCCTGGTTGTCGTGATGTAAAAATGGACAAAATTGCACACAAAAATCTGTTGCATCTGCCTATTGAATTTTCGATCATAAGGATTTGCACGATTTCCTCTTGACGAAACACCGATTTTTCGGTATCATAATTATTGTTGCTCAGTCAGAATGATTGAGTGATTTGCTGGAGTGGCTCAGTCGGTAGAGCAGCTGATTCGTAATCAGCAGGTCGTCGGTTCAAGTCCGATCTCCAGCTCCAAAATAAAAACCCCGCAGATGGCTTCACAGCACTATCTGCGGGGTTTTTCTGTATCATATCCTATTTGCTATATATTTCCAGAAATAAACGGGAAAACCATGATAAACTAACAAATAAGCTAACAAATCCGCGGGTTAGATCAGATCAATTCCTTTGACCAGATCGGCCGGCTGGGTGTGGGTGTACCGGTTCACGGTCATGGAAAAATCGGAATGCCCCAAAATTTGTTTGATAATTTCCGGCCGCACGCCCGCAGCCACCATCTTCGTGGCGGCAGTATGGCGACATGTGTGCGGCGTTGCTCCCTCAATGCAACAGGCCTTCATCAGGCTGCGGAAGGTCTTTCGCACGTTGTCGGCATCCTTGGCGGTGCCGGCAGAAGTATGCAGCAGCCAGCGAGCCGAGTTTCCGTCCACCCATTTGGCAATGATCGGAACGATCTCCCGGTGGATCGGGATGGTACGGTTTCGGCCGGCGTCGGTTTTCTCGCCGCCCACCATGTAGCGGTCGGCCAGATGCACATTCTCCCGTTCCATCTGCAGCAGCTCATTGATACGCATGCCGGAGTAACACAAAACCAGAGCAATTTCCGCAGTGGGTCCCAGCTTGGGATCACCCAGCATGCCGCGAATGCGCCCGATCTCCTCGTCGGAGAGCACACGGGTCTTGGCCTCGCCCTTGCTGGGCAGCTCCAGAAACTGCGCATAGTTCTTATCGATGATGTCCTGCTTCATGGCGTATTGGCACAGTTTCGAGAAAAGCAGCCGCTGCTTTTCGCACAGAGAACGGCTCAGGCCGCGCTGGACCAGACTGTCGATCACCTGCTGGTAGTCCTCAGTTTTCAGATCGCGGATTCGCCGGGAATGCAGATCCTCTGCCTTGGCGAAGGCGTCCTCGTAGCTCTGCCTGCTCTTATCTCCGATTTTGGCAAAGGCGTTGGGACTCCATTGCTCGTATATATCCCGGAGCGTGTAGTTCTTCCGTTCCAGCGGCACCCGATCCGCATTGAAGCGATCCAGCGCCTCCACTGCTTCACTGCTGCTGGCGTAGGTACCCAAAAGCTTTCCGGCTCCGTTCACAGCGGCCCATGGCCGGCTTCTTGCGCCGGATAGCTTATATACGGACCCGCTGCCCTTGGTCCGGCGTCTGCTGCGCCGCTGGGGCGGAGCGGTCGTCGCTGTCTGACGCTTCCCGCAGAAGAGACAAAAGCCGGATTCATCTGGAATTTCCCGGTGACATCTTATGCATCTCAAAGTAAGTCCCTCCTTTGGGCGGAATCTGTTTGCTTAAAAATCAAGCGGCCCCTGTCTGGCGATGGGGGCCGCTTTTGCTTTTTATTTCCCCGCCTCGGAAGAATCGGCAGAAGAAATGACCTCGCCGCTATCAGCGTTTACGAAGTCCACGTGGATGTTGTCGGGGGTCTGTCCGGAGAAGATTCCATAAAGGCCGCCATACATGTACAGCCCAATTACAGACATAGACTCAGCCAGTCCAAGCTCATCAGCGGATACCGTGACAGTAAAATTAGTAAAATCATCGTTGGCGGAAACGTTGGTGATGGTGGGGAAGTCGCCGGACGTGGACATCTCAGCGAGAGTCTCATTGATGGATGCAGAAAGCTCTTCCAGCACCTTTTTGTGTTGGGCTTTACTCATCACATAGGTGGCACTTCCGTCTTCATTCAAGGTGATGGAATGGATATCGGACTCCTTCGCTTTAGCGTCCAATTCTTCCTGTGTCGTTTCCCCAACAAAATCAGCGGGGACAGTGATCTCCACGTCAAACAGATTTTTGTCCACTTCGATATCGCCCAAAGAATCCAGATCTGAAAGAGCACTATCCGAATCAGAGGCAGCGCTGGACGCAGAGGCAGCGCTGGCCGCAACAGAGCTGCTGGATGGCGTAGAAGAAGCCGGGGCCGGAGTTCCGCAGGCCACCAAAGAGGCACAAAGCAGTACCGAAATCACTGATGCAGGTGTTTTTTTCATATGTTTTTCCTCCTAAAGTAAACTGTATTGCAAATCCGCAAGCGGACTTAGCCGAAATGATCATTTCCATGCGCCGGAAAATATCGATAAACCAATCGACTTTTTCCCTGTGGGAAATTCTCGATAAATTATCGACTTTTTCTCTCGGGAAGGAAATTACTTACCCCCTATGGGGGTAACAGGTGAATTTTCCTCCGGTCAAGTCAATGGGGGCAGAAAAGGGGGCGCTGAGGTTCGCCCCCCCTTTCCTACACCCCGCCATTGACAAGGGGGGATAGAGTGAGCAACAGACGATTATGAAACTGATAACGGAAAATCGTCGTCATCGCTCGGGTAGCAGAAAGGGAAGTCTTCCTCTTGATTGTCTGCAATCTGAATAAGCTGACGGGAATTTGTCCTCCGCATTTCTTCCTGGAGTTCTTCTTGCCAAGGTCGTAGAAGTTGCGCTTCCTGAAAAGAGGTGGGAGCGCCGCAAAATGGGCAGTGTCTTGCATTCCCAGGCAGATGGACTTTTTTGCTTTCAGAACAGGGACCGGATCTCTGGGGGGAATACGTGTCATCATATTCACCCAAACAGGTGTTTTCGGTCGGAGCATTGCAGATGACGCAATGCCCGCCGGCAGGGAACGGTTCCTCGTTACCACAGCGAGGGCATACAATAACACGTCCGTTTTCGTCCATTTCGATTTTTGAATATTTCATGTAACCAGCTCCATATTTTGGGGAATTAAAAGCGGTCGAGGGGTGACGCATCGTTTTGCCACATACATGGCAAAACGCCTGCGAAGGAGAAATAACGGCAGTACAATGAACGCAGTAATGTTTTTTGTGCAGTACCTTGATTTGCCGTTTCTTCTGTTCAGTTGCAGAAAGCAGGGGAAGCTGTTCGCAAGGAGTACCTGCCAGATAGCAGGCGATTTCATAGTTCAAATTGTCGATACGGAATGCGATCACGCCAGGCAGTACACCAAATTCATCGGCCAGTTCGTCTACTACTTTGGATTCGCGATCGAACCGGTGTTTGCGGCATAATTCCACATAGCGCGGAATGAAAAACCTGTATGGAACGAGCAGTTCCGCAGCACCTTCATTGGCCTGCCATTCTTCAAAACTGTTTTGAGTATTCCGGACACTTTCGTAGCATTGAAAGGTTTTTTTCGGATTGTTGCGATGCAGGGTAAGATGAATCAGTTCATGGGCGCAGTTGAAATTATTTTCTTTGGCACTGCTTGACTCTTTCAAGAGGATAATGTCCTGTTCAGAGGAATTGTGTCCCATAAAGGCCATGCCACGTAAACCAGGAGTTTTCATGGGCATGGGACCAACCCAAATTCCGTTGGTACGGCAAAGGCGGATAGATTCTATCGGATAATGTCGGATATGCAAGCGGTTGCGCAATAAACTGATTTGATGATACAATTCAGCCTTTGTCATTTACTCGCCTCGATTCCGCTTTTTTTCCTGTTCACGGATACGCCTGACCAGGTTAAGCGCATATTCTATATCAGCGGGATCGAGTCCCTCATCCTGAGCTGTTTTTGCAAAACTGAGATATACACCACTCAGCTCGCTGCCCTGTGGGGCAGCGGGCTTTTTTTTGTATCCATCCAAACTGTTGATCTCATCGGCGATCCGCTGATTGTCCAAATGAAAGTAAGGATCGTTCACGTTGCCCAGAAGATAATCGATTGACACTCCAAAATAACCAGATAGCTTTGAAAGTGTCTCGGTCGAAAGTGTTTGCTTCCGGCCCATTTTTAAGTCACTCATTAAGCTTCGTCTGATTCCGATTTCTCCGCATAATTTGCCGACCGTTATGTTTCTTTCCTGACAAAGCGATTCAATTCGTTCGTACAAAATGTTCATTTTGACGTACTCCTTTTTGTGCATTCAAACAAAGTACGCTAAAAAGTGCATTTTCTATTGACTTGTACGTCAAAAAGAACTAAAATGCAGTCATGAGCTGTACGTTGTCAAGTGCTTTTTATTGCTTCAACTATATATTAGTACTTGAATGCGTACCTGTCAATAGATATTGGAGGTGAAAAGGTGAAATGGCGAAACTTTGCGACTTTGGCAAAGAAATTAAGAAGCGCCTTGTGGATCTTGACCAATCTCAGGAGTGGCTGATCGAAGAGGTGCGCCGGGATACTGGTTTGTATTTCGACAACGGATATTTGTATAAGATCCTGACTGGTACACGATCGGCCCCCAGAATCGTACAAAGCATTCGGACCATTTTGAAAATGGAAAATTGATCTTGAACAGCAAAAAAGCCCGCACAGGGCAGGAAGGAACAAATATGAAACTCAACATCAACATTGAAGGCGAGGCAAAAGAAATTGCCGCCCTCGCACTGGAACTGCAGGGGCGGCAAGGAAAGGCTGTGAATCAGTTAGTACTGGACGCCGTTCACAATACAACCGCTGTGGAGAACGGCATTGCTGGGAATGCCACTTGAACATGTTACGATTCCGTAAATATTGAGAACCCCAGCAGAGAGAATTGACTTGGCATTTAAAACGCCACGGATTTCGGCAAACGCGCCTTCGTCAACTACGAGATCTCCATTCATTATCCCTTGTACATGCAAAATGGCCGGCGCTTTTACAACTATTGAGCCATTTAATATTCCAGTGATAAGGAGATTTCCGGAACTTCCTGATAAAACAATATTTTGGGTTTTCACATCTGCAATTTGGTGGTTATAGTTTATATTCATCTTCATTTCACCTCCCTTCCCGCTCATTGTAGCACGAAAGGGGTGAGCAAGAAAGAACCAGTTTGTTGGAATCGACAGAATGGCCAAAGAAAGGAAAATACATGAACAATTTACAGATTATCAGCGGCGTAAGCTGCTACGAAGAGAACGGCACTGCATACCTGCGGCTGGAGGATGTGGCCCGCGGGCTAGGGTTTACGGAAACTGCCGCAAGCGGTAACGAGTGCATTAAATGGAGCCGAGTAAAAAAGTACCTCTCGACGCTCGGCGTCGACACAAGTGTCGACGGTACCATTCCTGACTACATCCCCGAGAACATCTTCTATCGTCTGGCCATGAAGGCCAAGAACGAGACCGCTGAGAAGTTCCAGGCACTGGTGGCCGATGAGATCATCCCCAGCATCCGTCGCACTGGCGGCTACATCGCAGGCCAGAAAGAGCTTTCCCCGGATGAGCTGATGGCGAAGGCGCTGATGGTGGCCCAAAAAACCCTGGCTGATCGAGAGGCGCAGATTTCCAGTTTGACCGTTCAGAATCAGATCATGGCCCCCAAGGCCGATTATTTCGATGAAATTGTAGACCGAAATCTGCTGACCAACTTCCGGGAGACCGCAAAACAGCTCGGCATTGGTGAGAAATCGTTTATCGCATTTCTTCTGGAAAAGAAGTACATCTACCGGGATAAGCGCGGAAAACTGATGCCTTATGCGGAAAAAAACACCGGCCTTTTCGAGATGAAGGAGTGTTTTAACGAAAAGACCCAGTGGGCAGGCACTCAGACACTCATCACCCCCAAGGGGCGGGAAACCTTCCGGCTGCTTGTGAAATAAAAGGGCGGTGATCCCAATGACAGACTGGCCGACCATGACGCTGCACGACTGCTGCGAAGCATTTCGTGCCAACCAGATCCCGATCAGCGAACGAGTTCTCGGGCAGATGATCCAGGAAGGGAAGATGCCCTTCGCGATCGGGACGCAGCTGGACGCGTCGGAGCGCTCCAAGTTTCTGATCTTCCGGCCGGCGTTTTACCGCTGGCTGGATGGGATGCTGGACGCGGACGCAATCCGAATCTGAAGGAGAAACAAATGGAATGCAAAAAAGAAAGCGCCCGGCTGTTGCAGCAGCCGGACGCCGGAACCCCATTGTGGGGTGCCCCTATGAGAAGCACCCCCATTGTAACATTTTTCCGCCAGGGTTTAAAGACCCTGATGGGCTGCATCCAGGTGGCCGCCTTTTTCGCGGCGGTGTGGCTTGGATGCGGCGGCATGGAATGGCTCTACCACAAAGCCCCCGCGCTGACGGTCTTTGCGCTGTTTGCAGCGCTGGCGGCACTGGTGAGCCGTGAACTGATTCATCGGTGGAGGGACAGGGAATGGGATTGACAAACGAGCAGAAGGGCGAGATCCGCGCGGCCTACCGTGACGCGGCGAACAACCGTGAACATACAGGGAGGAATACAAGATGAATGTGATCAAGATCGAACCCGGCTGCACCCCGCAGCTGGCCAGCGTGGAGGAGATCAGTGTCCGGGCGCTGAGCGAGGCGCTGGGCGGCGGCATCGAGGTCTGGAACATGGACTCCTGCGGCCGTTTCATGGCGGTCTGCCGGGCAAACGGAGCGGAGCAGGGCCTGCCGGTGAACTGCCGCATCCCCTATCTGGGGTGCGTTCTGTACGGAACGATCTGTGTGCTCCGCCGGGATTATAACCAGCTGGGCGCAGGTGTGCAGGAAAGCGATCTGTCCCGCATCGAAGGGCTGTACCAGCCCCTGAAGGAGGAGATGAGCGCATGACGCAAGAAAGGATTTTTGAGGAGCTGAACCGGATCGGCATCCCCACGAACGTGCGGGGCCGGGATTACATCGAGACGGCACTGGACCAGCTGCTGCAGCATCCGGGCCGCCGGTATGCCATCACCAGGGAGCTGTACCCCATGGTGGCAGAGGTTCACGGCGCCACCGCCGCCCGGGTGGAGCGGGCCATCCGGCACGCGATCGCGAGTGCCTTCACCCGGGGCAATGTGGAATATCTGAACCGCTACTTCGGCTATACGGTGGATTCCCGGAAGGATAAGCCCACCAATTCGGAATTTCTCACCATGGTGGCGCGCCGCCTGCAGATGAAAGGAGAGAATCAGCATGATCCGGATCAACAGTCTTGAGGCAGAGAACGTCAAGCGCATCCGCGCCGTGAAGATCGAGCCCACCGCCACCGGCCTCACCGTGGTGGGCGGGCGGAACAACCAGGGCAAGACCAGTGTGCTGGATGCCATCGCCTGGGCACTGGGCGGCGAGCGATACCGCCCCAGCGCGGCCCAGCGAGAGGGCAGCGCCATCCCGCCCCGGCTGAAGGTCACCCTCTCCAACGGCATCGTGGTGGAGCGCAGCGGCAAGAATTCCAGCCTGAAGGTAACCGACCCCATGGGCAACAAGGCGGGCCAGAAGCTGCTGGACGCCTTTGTGGAGGAGCTTGCCCTGGACCTGCCCAAGTTCATGGAAGCTAGCGGCAAGGAGAAGGCCCGTACTCTGCTGCAGATCATCGGGGTGGGCGACCAGCTCATGGCGCTGGAGCGCAAGGAGACTGAGATGTACAACCGGCGCCATGCCATCGGGCAGATCGCCGACCAGAAGAAGAAATACGCCCAGGAGCTGCCCAACTATGAGGGGGTGCCCGCCGAGCCGGTCAGCGCCTCCGAGCTGATCGCCCAGCAGCAGGAGATCCTTGCCCGGAACGGGGAAAACCAGCGCAAGCGCCAGAAGGCTGCGGAGCTGGAACGCCAGGCCGAAGCGCAGGCCGAGCGGGTGAGAGACCTGATGCGCACGCTGGAAGCCGAGGAGCACCGGCTCGCAAAACTCCAGGATGACCTGCAGATCGCGCAGCAGTCCGCGCAGGATCTGCAGGACGAATCCACCGCCGAGCTGGAGGAGAACATCCGCAGCATCGAGCTGGTGAACATGAAGGTGCGGGCGAATCTGGACCGGGAGCGGGCGGAGGAGGAATCCGCGGAATATGCCCGCCAGTATGCGGCGCTCACCGCCCAGATCGACGAGACCCGGGCCGAGAAGCTGGCCCTGCTGGAAGGGGCGGACCTGCCGCTGCCGGGCCTTTCGGTGCAGGACGGCGAGCTGACCTACAAGGGCCAGCAGTGGGACAATATGTCCGGCTCCGAGCAGCTGATGGTGGCCACGGCGATCGTGCGGCGGCTGAATCCGGAGTGCGGCTTCGTGCTGTTGGACAAGCTGGAGCAGATGGATCTGGACACCATGCGCAGCTTCGGCGCCTGGCTGGAGCAGGAGGGCCTGCAGGCCATCGCCACCCGGGTCTCCACCGGCAGCGAATGCCAGATCATCATTGAGGACGGGTATGCGAGCGCGGGCCCCACAGCGGCGCAAGACGCTGAGGGAAGCGAGCATTTTGGCTGCCAGCGGCAGGCAAAACCGTCTGTCCGGTCTGCGCAGCAGACGCCGGGCCGAATCCTGCCCGGCGAGGACGGGTATGCGAGCGCGGGAAGCGCAGCGGCCCAGGCAGACCCCCAACCCGCAAGCACTCCCACACAGGAATCCCCCAAACAATGGAAAGCAGGTGAATTTTAATGGCATTTCCCATCACGAGCGGTGTGCAGAAAAAGGCCCAGAAGGCGGTCATCTACGGCCCTGAGGGCATCGGCAAAAGCACCATGGCAGCCCGGTTCCCCGGCGCGCTCTTCATCGATACCGAGGGCAGCACCGCCGGCATGAACGTGGATCGTCTCCCGGCCCCGGCCAGCTGGTCCATGCTCATGGACGAGGTCCGGTATGTGCGGGATACCCCCTCACTCTGCCGCACTCTGGTGCTGGACACCGCCGACTGGGCGGCCCAGCTCTGCACCCGGCATATCTGCGAAAAGGCGGATAAAAAGGGCATCGAGGACTTCGGCTACGGCAAGGGCTATGTGTATGTGGCCGAGGAGTTCGGCCGCCTGTTGAATCTGCTGCAGGAGGTGGCGGACCGGGGCGTTCATGTGGTGCTCACCGCCCACGCCAAGATCCGCAAGTTCGAGCAGCCGGACGAGATGGGCGCCTACGACCGCTGGGAGCTGAAGCTGGCAGGCAAGGAGGAAAAAAGCCTCTCCGCCCTGGTCAAGGAATGGGCGGATCTGGTCCTCTTCGCCAATTATAAGACCTACTCGGTGGCGGTGGACGACAAGGGCCAGAAGCGCAAAGCCCAGGGCGGCGCCCGGGTGATGTATACCACCCACCACCCCTGCTGGGATGCCAAGAACCGGCACGGCCTGGCCGATGAGCTGCCCTTTGACTATTCCGCCATCGCCCATATCTTCGATGGGGCGGTGCCCTTTGCCACCGCAGCCGCCGCAGGGGTCACTCCGGCAGTGCAGCCGGCCGGGGCAGCGAATACACAGCCCGCCCCGCAGCCGGACTCCGCCCCCAGCCAGCTGGAATTGACTCCGCCCGCCGCCCAGCCGCCGGTCATGGTGGAGGACGACTTGCCCCGGCATACCCCGCCCCAGAGCCAGGCCGACGGCCTGCGCAAGGACGCAGACTGGCAGCAGCAGCGGCAGGCCCAGCTGGAAGGGGAGGGCATCCCCAAGGCGCTGGCCCAGCTGATGGCCCAGAACCAGGTGGACCCGGACGAGATCCAGGCAGTGGTGGGTGCCAAGGGCTATTATCCGGCGGATACCCCCATCCATGTGTATGATCCGGGTTTTATCCAGGGGGTGCTGGTGGGCGCCTGGTCCAGCGTGTTCGACGCGGTGGTGAAGAACCGGGATGTGCCGTTTTAAGCAAGGCGCTTGCTTAAAGTCAATCCTCAAGTCAATCCAAAAGTCAACCGTTATAACAACTGTTATAACAACCAAAAGCATCGCGGCACCCGTTGCAACAAGCGATCAAACAAGCGATAAGCGATAAAACAAGCGATAAAACAAGCAATCAAGGAGGAAACCACAATGGCAAATGAACGTGAATTCGGCTGGGAAGATGTTATCGAGAACGACGGCGGCGCGTGGGAGCTGCTGCCCGAGGGGGACTATTCCTTCACGGTGGTCAATTTTACCCGGGGCCGCCACCCCGGCTCGGCCAAGCTGCCGCCCTGCAATAAGGCGGTGGTCACACTGGCGGTGCAGGGCCCCAGCGGCGTGGTCAACATGGACCACAACCTCTTTCTCCACTCCAAGTGCGAGGGCCTGCTGTGTGCCTTTTTCACGGCGCTGGGCATGCGCAAGCACGGCGAGCAGCTGCGCATGAACTGGCCCGGCATCCTGGGCAAGACCGGCCGCTGCCACATCGCGGTGCGCACCTATAAGAAGGACGACGGCACCGAGGGCCAGTCCAACGACATCAAAAAGTTCCTGGAGCCGGAGCAGCCGGTGAGCGCCGCCACCGCAGGCCAGGGTTGGACCGCGGGAGCGTTCTGAGATGGAACTGCGGCCATACCAGAGCGAAGCGAGGCAGGCCGTGCAGAGAGAGTGGGCCGAGGGCCGGCAGCGCACGCTGCTGGTCCTGCCCACCGGCTGCGGCAAGACCATCGTGTTCGCCAAGATCACAGAGGACCGGGTCAAGCTGGGGGAGCGGGTGCTGATCCTGGCCCACCGGGGGGAGCTGCTGGACCAGGCCGCCGATAAGATCAAGTCGGCCACCGGCCTGGGCTGCTCGGTGGAAAAGGCGGAGCAGTCCAGTCTGGGCAGCTGGTTCCGGGTCACCGTGGGCAGCGTCCAGACCCTCATGCGGCAAAAGCGCCTGTCCCGCTTTGCGCCCGATCATTTCGATACCATCATCATCGACGAGGCCCACCACGCGGTGTCCGGCAGCTATACCGCCATCCTGGACTATTTCAGCGCTGCCCGGGTGCTGGGGGTCACCGCCACACCGGACCGGGGCGATATGCGCAACCTGGGCCAGATCTTCGATTCGCTGGCCTATGAATACACCCTGCCCCAGGCCATCCGGGAGGGCTATCTCTGCCCCATCAAGGCGCTCACCGTGCCCCTGCGGCTGGATCTGTCCGGCGTGGGCATGAGCGGCGGCGACTTCAAGGCCGCGGATGTGGACAGTGCCCTGGACCCCTATCTGGAGCAGATCGCCGCCGAGATGGAGACCCAGTGCTCCCACCGCAAAACCGTGGTCTTTTTGCCGCTGGTCAAAACCAGCCAGAAATTCCGCGATATCCTCACCGCCCACGGCTTTTCGGCCGCCGAGGTGAACGGGGAAAGCGCCGACCGGGCCCAGATCCTGGAGGACTTTTCCGCCGGGAAATACAACGTGCTGTGCAACTCCATGCTGCTCACCGAAGGCTGGGACTGCCCCGCCGTGGACTGCGTGATCGTGCTGCGTCCCACCCGGGTGCGCAGCCTGTACTGCCAGATGGTGGGGCGCGGCACCCGCCTTGCCCCGGGCAAGGAGCATCTTCTGCTGCTGGATTTCCTCTGGCACACCGAGCGGCAGGAGCTCTGCCGCCCCGCGGACCTGATCTGCGAGAGCCGAGAGGTGGCTCAGAAGATGACCGAAAACCTGGAAGAGGAGGCGGGCGGCGCGCCGGTGGACATCCAGCAGGCGGAGGAAAAGGCCGCCAGTGACGTGGTGGCCCAGCGGGAAGAGGCGCTGGCCAAGCAGCTGGAGGAGATGCGCCGGCGCAAGCGCAAGCTGGTGGACCCGCTGCAGTACGAAATGAGCATCCAGGCCGAGGACCTGACCGGCTATGTGCCCAGCTTCGGCTGGGAGATGGCCCCGCCCAGCGCCGGGCAGGTGAAAACGCTGGAAAAGCTGGGTATCCTGCCGGACGCAGTGGAAAACGCCGGCAAGGCAAGCCTTCTGCTGGACCGGCTGGAAAAGCGCCGGGAGCTGGGTCTCACCACCCCGAAGCAGATCCGTTTTCTGGAAGGCCGGGGCTTTGCCCATGTGGGCACCTGGCAGTTTGAGCAGGCCAAAAAGCTCATCGACCGCATCGCCGCCAGCGGCTGGCGGCTTCCGCCCAACATCGACCCGGCCACCTATCAGCCGGAATAAGGAGAGAAACACATGGAACAGCAGCGAAGCCTTACCCCGATCCTGGATTTTCTGGACCCCGCCGCGCTGGATTATACCCAGTGGCTGCAGGTGGGCATGGGCCTCAAGGAATCCGGCTATCCGCTGAGCCTCTGGGAGCAGTGGAGCCAGCGGGATGCCGGCCGCTATCATCCGGGGGAATGTGCCCGCAAATGGGAGGGCTTCGGCCGCTGCGGGGCAGCCCCGGTCACCGCAGGCGCCATCGTGCAGATGGCGCTGGACCGGGGCTATTCTCCCGCCGGGGAGGACTATGCCCTGGATTGGGACGACCTGATCGGCCCCGCCTCCGGCAGGCAGGCGTCCGAGCGCCCGCTGGTGGATAAAAACTGGGTGGAGGGCAGGGAGCTCTCCATCCCGGAGACGTGGGACCCGGCCAGCCAGCTGATCGATTACCTGCAGGCCCTCTTCGAGCCGGACGAGCTGGTGGGCTATGTGACCGAAAGCTGGCAGAAGGACGGCCGGTATGTGCCCACCAAGGGCTGTACCGACCGCACCGCCGGCCAGCTTATCGATGCGCTGCGTGCCTGTAAGGGGGACGTGGGCAGCGTTCTGGGCGACTATGACCCGAAGGTGGGCGCCTGGATTCGCTTCAACCCGCTGGACGGCAAGGGCGTGCGCAACGAGAATGTCACCGAATACCGGTTCGCGCTGGTGGAATCGGACTCCATGGAGCTGGAACGGCAGAACGCCATCATCCGGGAGCTGGAGCTGCCGGTGGCAGCGCTGGTCTACTCGGGCAAAAAGAGCCTGCACGCCATCGTTCACATCGACGCCGACAGCTACGAGGAATACCGCCGCCGGGTGGATTACCTCTACGCGGTCTGCAAGAAAAACGGCCTGACGCTGGACCAGCAGAACCGCAACCCCTCCCGCCTGTCCCGGATGCCGGGCGTGCAGCGGGGCGAAAACAAGCAGTATCTGCTGGATACCGGCATCGGCAAGCAAAATTTCGAGGAATGGAAGGAGTGGGTGGAAGCCTCCACCGACGACCTGCCGGACACCGAGGCCCTGGCGGATGTGTGGAACGACCTGCCGCCCCTTGCCCCGCCTCTGATCCGGGACGTGCTGCGCCAGGGCCATAAGCTGCTGCTGGCCGGCCCCTCCAAGGCGGGCAAGAGCTTTGCCCTCATCGAGCTGTGCATCGCCATCGCCGAGGGCCGCCCCTGGCTGGGCTTTGACTGTGCCCAGGGCCGGGTGCTGTATGTGAATCTGGAGCTGGACCGGGCCTCCTGCCTGCACCGCTTCCGGGATGTGTACAACGCCCTGGGCTGGCGGCCGGAGCATCTTGCCAATCTGGATATCTGGAACCTGCGCGGCCGCAGCGTCCCCATGGATCAGCTGGCCCCGCGCCTGATCCGCCGGGCGGCGAAGAAAGGCTACCTCGCCATCGTCATCGACCCGATCTATAAGGTGATCACCGGCGACGAGAATTCCGCCGACCAGATGGCCGCCTTCTGCAATCAGTTCGATAAGGTCTGTACCGAGCTGGGCTGCGCCGTGATCTATTGCCACCACCATTCCAAGGGCGCCCAGGGCGGCAAGCGCAGCATGGACCGGGCCTCCGGCTCCGGCGTGTTCGCCCGCGACCCGGATGCCCTTCTGGATTTGATCGAGCTGGAGATCTCTCCGGAGCTGCGCACCCAGCAGGAGAATGCCGCCGTGTGCGCGGTGTGTATGCAGGCGCTGCGCCGGGCAGGGAAGGAGAGCTCTGCCAGCCAGGACGACGCCTGCAGCGCATTGCAGATGCAGCTGGTCTGCGGCGAGCAGCTGGACGGCATGGAGCGGGCCAAGCTGGCGCTGGACATCGAACAGGCCCGCCGGGCCGCCGCCGGGCTTACTGCCTGGCGCATCGAGGGCACGCTGCGGGAATTTGCCCGCTTCCCGGCCATGAATCTCTGGTTCGACTTCCCGGTCCACCGGCAGGATACCACCGGCGTGCTGGGCGATCTGCAGCCGGATATGGAGACCAAGGGCGGCCGCACCAGCTGGAAGACCAATTTTAACAAACGCAAGACCGAGGGCCAGCGCAGGGAGGAGCGGAAAAGCTCGCTGGATACCGCCTTCGATGCCTGCAATATGGAGGGCAGACCGGTGGCCGTGTCGGAGCTGGCCCAGTACCTGGGCGTCACCGAAAAGACCGTCCGCAACCGGCTCAAGGAGCACGGCGGCTTCTGGGTGGACGGCGGCCAGGTCGGCCGGAAGTGATCCGCATACAAAAGAAACAAGCGAAAGGAGGTGAACCCAGCGATGGAGCTGGAATTTTTCCTTCCCATGATCCCGCCCACCGTCACCCATCAGGACAAGGGCCTGCGCGCCTGGCAAAAGGAGGGCAAAGCCCATGCGGTGCTGTACGATTCGCCTCAGCTGACCCAGGCAAGAGCCAAGCTGCATGCCCACCTTGCTCCCCACCGGCCCCAGAAGCCGATGCAGGGGGCGGTTCGGCTGGTGGTAAAGTGGTGTTTCCCCACCGGAAAGAGCCACAAAAACGGGAGCTATAAAACCACCAGGCCGGATACCGATAACCTGCAAAAGGCCCTCAAGGACGTGATGACCCAGCTGCACTACTGGAAGGATGACGCACAGGTGGCCAGCGAGATCTGCGAAAAGTTCTGGGCCGATGTGCCGGGCATCTACATCCATGCCCAGGAGCTGGAGCAGGGATGAACCGGCACGATGTGCGGCTGGCCCGCCTGTTGTACCGGCTGCTGTGTGCCGGGCTGCTCACAGGGGCCGTCGCCACCCTCATCCTGTCCGCCGCAGCCCTGCTGGGCGCTCTGCGCCTGCTGGCCTGGCTGCTTTAAACGAAAGGAGAAACGAAATGAGTAAACCTGTGAACATGAATGAACTGGCGAAAGAGATTCACGAAAACGCGGTCGAGCACGGCTGGTGGGAAGAGGAGCGCAGCTTCGGCGAGATCGTGGCCCTGTGCCACTCTGAGCTGTCCGAGGCGCTTGAAGAATACCGCGCCGGGCGGCCTATGGAGTATAAGCAGGTTAATATTGACTGCCAAATGTGTGATAATCGTCCTGTTATGCACAACGAAATTTGCTATGGATACGAATGCAAAGAAAGCCACAAGCCTGAGGGCATCGCCGTGGAGATGGCAGACTGCCTGATCCGAATCCTGGACTGGTTCGGAAAGGAAAATCTGGACGTTGACCGCATCGTACAGGAGAAGATGGAATATAACAAAAGCCGCCCCTACCGGCACGGGGGCAAGAAATTATGAACCGAATGCAGTGGGAGGCAGTTGTCCACAGGCTCCGGCAAATGGAAGAACGGCTGCCGGAGGGCAGCTTCGACCGGCTGGCTCTGGAACAGGCCCGAAAAGCGGCCCAAAGCAAAATCCCGGCCAAAGTCCGCTACGGCGGCGGTGCCTGGCGCTGCCCACGATGCAACGCTGTGGTTCGGCCTATGGCGAAGCACTGTGAGAATTGTGGGAAGCGATTGACTACTGTAAATGAAAGGAGAAGGAACGCATGAGGCTTGGTGATCTGGATCAGCTCATGGATCAGGTGGTCCGCAAGAAGGCTGATTGGAATAATCGAAAATATATGGAGGGATTTAACGACTGCATCCTGCGGGTGAGGTCGATGATCCATTCCGCCAAAACGATCGATCCCGAAAGCTTGCCGATTGTGCAGGAGCTTCGGGCAGAACTTGAGCGAACGGCAGTGGAACCGCTGTCTCACTTTGACAGAAGCAAATGGAAGCCGTGCAAGAGGTGCGGGGATGAAGATATGCTTCGAATGTGGGAACAGTGGGAAAGGCAGTACTGCACCCACTGCGGCCGCCCGCTCACCGATGCCGCATGGGAGATGCTGGAGAAGAGATTGGAGGAAAACAGGGATGACCAACCTTGAGCGCCGCGCCTTGATGGGAGAGAAGCAGGCACAGGAAGAATGCACCCTCCATGGCGTTGTGCTGGCGTGTCCGAAGTGCTTTAAGCCGGTAACGGTACGCGGCCCGGAGGATTGGCAGCCGACTTTTCACGACCCGGACAGCGGCGGCGACCCGTACTCCTTTGAGTGCAAATGTGGACTTGCTTTCAGCACATACAAATACGATTTCAAAGAGGCCCTTTCGGACTGGAACACCCGCCCGGCCCCACCGATTGGCCGCTGCGGGGAGTGCGATTCCATCTCGTTTTCCAGCATCGATCTGGGCCTGAAAACGAAGCCGCCGGCAGAACCGGCCGCCAAAGCCGGCCCGCCACAGAACAGGGGGCGGGCGCAGTGAAAGCCAGATACCTGACCACAAAGGAAAAGGCAGCCGCCCGCATTGCCGCCGAGTCGGTGCTGGACGCCCAGGTGGAGGACATCACCAACCGGGTCCAGTGCATGGTCTTTGCGGCCATGCTGAACGCGGGCCTGTCCGCAAGAACCGTCAACCGGGTAATCGACCAGCTGCCGGATGTGATCGACAGCTACGGCCGCCTGCGCAAGGAGAAGCTGGCCGATTACGATATGATCCAGAGCCTGATCGCCCGCGGCGTGAAGGTCCGCATGACCAAGGAGGAGCTATGAACCTGTGGGAATACCGCGACGCATTGAAAACCGTCCAGGCGGCCCGTGAGCGGCTGCTGGAGCTCAAATCCGAGCGCATCACCCAAAGCCTGTCCGGCATGCCGGCAGCCCGCAGCCGGGAGGAGGACCGGCTGGCCAGCCAGGCCGAGCGGATCGACGAGGCCCGCTGCCGGCTGGATGCCGCCAAGGTGGAAATGTACGCCGCCTATGCCAGGGTGGCAGCCGCCATCGCACCGGTGCAGGGCCGGGCGCACGAAATTCTGAACCTGCGCTACATCACCGGCCTGTCCATGGGCCAGATCGCCCGGGCGCTGCACCTGCCCCGGTCCACCGTCTACCGCCTGCACGACCGTGCGGTGCGGCAGCTTAAATAAAAAACTGCGTCGTTCTCGTAGGTAGATAGGGAACGGCGCAGTTCTTTTTATAAACTAATCCATTTGAATAGAGCAGCTATGATCGACTTTACAGCTTTTTAAAATCAAATTGAATGATAAATGTGGCAGATGGGCTGTTGAGTGTTTTTTTTCCATCCTCATAAACGGTCACTTCAAGGCTTCTTGAAAAATCTGAATCTAAATCTTTCTCAAGTATCGTAATAGTGTTCTCGTCAAATCCCACATCAGGGATACTGTCATCTTGCTCTGTACACGAGGCTGAAAGGGTCAAGCGGCTTCCGGCTTCGATATAGACAACGAGGCCGTCTTCTCCGATGGGATTTCTGTTTATCGCATAGTGATGTTCCCAATCCCCTCCAACGCCGGTATTAGTGAGCTTATATAGAGTAGTTGTTACAAGGTATTCTGCACCATTTCCAGATGCCTCCTCAGGAGACAAATCTATTACAATGGGGGAATCAGTTGGGTAGGAATTCGCAGGGGCCCAAAAGGTAAGAAGTGTTCCCAAAAAAGCGATGACGATGCCGCAAAACCATTCGAGCCTTCTTTTTCGGGAAGAACCTCTGGGCCTTTTCGCTGTATCAGTGGGCGGTGGTGCATCCGCAGAAGCGTCAGACTGCGGATTCTCTTTGCTTGGATCGGAGTGGTTTTCACCACGACATTCTCGCTCTGCATTGCCCTGATCGCGAGCGTTTAGCAAGAAATCATAGTCTCTTCTTCGCTGCTCATCGCGAAGAACGTTATATGCCTCAACTATTTTTTGGGTTTGTCTTTCCGCAAAGGCTTTATCTCCGGTATAGTAATCAGGATGAAATGCCTTTAACATGTTCCGGTATGCAGCTTTGATCTCATCCTGGGAGGCAGTTGGGCTAACACCCAGCACATCATAATGTGTCATAATTATGCCTCCTTTTCATAGTGATATAGCGATATGATCGCACAAACAATACTGCACAATTCAGCAAGGAACGATGCATTGACAATGCCTGCATACGCACAAGTCAAGATAACATAAATGCAAAACGCCTTGTTTGCAAAGCGATAGGATGCGTGTTTGGTTATTTTGTTCGCCGCGAAAGACGCCAGAAAAATCGGAATTCCGTTCAGGAGCAGTGCTCCTGTTATTATCGTACCTCGAGGGTATTCCAAAATGTTTCCAATCACGGGAACAGATAAAAGATAGTTCAATACCGGGGTTAGAACTAGAAAAAGTACTAACCACAAAATATACGCTGCAAGAATTCCAAACAGGTTCAGAAAAAATGCTTTTATGCTTGTTTTTAGACCGGATTCCATACAATACACCACTTTACGATTTTTGATAATTATGACACATCCGAATAACAATAGCAAGAATGCAGACGAAAAAAGTGTTGACTTTTTGGAGTTCAATAAATATAATTGAATTATCGGAGTTCAGAAAGTGGGGTGAAAAGATGTCTCCGAGAACCGGGAGGCCAAAGTCTGAAAGCCCGAGAACAAACCAGATAAGCACGAGAATGACGGATGAGGAGCTCAAACGCCTCGATGATTATTGCGCGAAGCATGAGAAAGAACGTGCAAGTACCGTGCGAGCTGCCGTTATCGAGTTTTTGGATAGGCACGAAAAAAAATAAAGAACAACCCGCCCACGCCGTAGGAAGCAAAGCGAGTTGTTCTCCACATCCAGAAGTTACCTTCCGGTAAATCTATTCTACCACAGAGGGTGACTTCTTACAAGCAACGAAAGGAAGTCACTATACATTATGGATTTAAAAAATTTGTTGATGCATCAGCCATGCTCAACTCTCCAGTACAAAGAAGCCAGACAAGCAGCAGAAATCTGCTATTCCCACATCAAACAGGGGAATCCTTTTTTTGCATTAGATTTGGCTATCGGTTACGGAATCATGTTGGGAAAGCACTTAGCCCGTGGCGGGGAAGGTGGGGTGTGCAATGAATGATAAGCGTTGTAGTAAACTTGACCAAGATAAGAACGGAATGCTTGAGCAGAGGATTCAGTTACTGCAAGAAAAGGCAACCAGGGCCGCATTTGACGCAGGTTTTGCGATGGGCCAGCAGCACGCAGTTGCACATGAAGCCGGCATCCAAACCTTCTCACATGCTTCGTTTGGAACTGTGCGAACAGTGGAGCAGGATGGTAAGGTACTGTTCTGCGGCAGGGATGTTGCAACGGCGCTTGGGTACACGAATACTAATAAAGCGTTGGCTGATCATTGCAAAAGCGATGGGGTAACGAATCGTTACCCCATCTGCGACAGTCTGGGACGCACGCAGGAAGCACGCTTCATCACGGAAGGCGATGTTTATCGGCTCATTACCCACAGCCGCCTGCCTGCTGCCGAACAGTTCGAACGCTGGGTGTTCGACGAGGTGTTGCCGGAAATCAGAAAAACCGGTGGTTATGGCCGGCAAAATACCGTGGAGAACGAGCTTTTGAATCAGATTCTGGAAAATCAGAAGCATATCCTTGCTCTGCTCAAGGCGGGAAACACCGCCCCAAAACAGCTCGTTTCCCATTCCATGCGGGGAAGGGAAATGCTGGTCGCAAGCAGATACTCCGCCTATCAAAGCGGACTGGAACAAAATCCGGAACTGAGAAAGCTGATTCTTAGCCACTGTAAAAACTATTCCGAGTTTGCGCTTCGAATGGGCTGGTGGCAGGCGAAAGTCCATAAATTGCTTTGTGGGCAAAAACCTTTGTATCTGGACGAAGCCCAGAAGATTGCAGGCGTGTTGAATGTGTCTGTTGATGCCGTGGTGGATGCGGCCCAATTTGAACAGATCTGAATAAGAAATACCCCCGGCCGCTGGAAGAAATTCCTCAGCAGCCGGGGGTATTTTCATCCGATTACTTCGTAGAGCCGCTCAGCCTGGGCACGGGAATACCCGGCCTCCATCAGCGCCTCCAGGGTGTTCTGCTTTTTACTGCCGGGAATGGTCTTCCCGGCACTGTTTTTGTCGCCGGTCACATCCCCGGCAATCTCCTTCGCCACAAGGTAGGGGATCACCGCGTCGGCGCCGCCGTCCAGGTAAGCCTGCATCATGGCTTCGGTGGCGGTCAGATCCCCGCTGTTCACCGCCGTCTGGAAGTCCTCCTCCAGCTGGGGGATCACCTGGGTCTTGGCCATGGTGTTCGCCAGCGAGTAAACGCCTTCCAGCACCGCGGCCTGTCCGGCAGGCTCCAGCGCCTCAAAGGGCGCATAGCCCTCCAGCGCCTCCACCATGTCAGCGGAGGTCTGGCCCTTCACCTGCTTGCCCAGGGTGAACTGCTGCGCATCCAGCACCACCTTCTCGCCGTTCACGGTGAAGGAGCTGTTCAAAAGCGCCGGCAGCGCGGCCGCGTCGCCGGTGGTCCCGTAGATCTGCTCCACCAGCCGGTCCGCGTCGGTGGTCCGGTCCGGGCTGTAATACCCGGGCGAAAGCATCCCGTAGGCAAGGCGGCCGAGTGTGCTGCCGCCCGGGTTCTCCTGGGTGCGGCCCCACACATCCACATAGGGCGGGTTCTGCTCCGAAAGACCGGGAATCCGGTTCGTGATCCGCTGGGCAGCCTCCCAAAGCCCGCCCTCCGCTCCCTGCCGGTCGGAGTAGGGGGTGCGCCGCACCGGGTCCATGGCTCGGGCAAGCTGTCCGCTCAGGGTGGGAATGCCCTGGGTGGCAAAGTTGCTGACCGCCTGTCCGGCCGCTGCCGTCACCGGGTTAGACCCGGCATAGGTGGCCGACTGAATGGCACTGTTGATGCCGCTGAGCATGGTGGTGTCGAACAGCGGCTCAGTGATGTTGCCCATGGCGGTCAGGAATTCGTTGAAGCCGAAGCCTTCCTGCTCACTGGCGTGGAAGGCCTCCACACCGGCCAGAAGTGCCATCACCGCGGGGCCTGCCCAGTCAATGGTGTAGGTGCCGCCGGGCAGGTTGATAGAGTAATCCTGCCAGCCGCCCGCTGCCTTAAAGTCCCGCTCCTTTTTGTTCTCCGGGGCAACGCCGTTCACCAGTCCCTGGCTTGCCAGGAAGGCGCCCAGCGCCATGATGCCGGTGCCGGTCAAGCCCTGGGCCAGGTTGTCGATCATCTCTGCTGCACTCATCCGGCCCATCCGCATCAGGGCGGTGTCCAGAGTCATCGCCTTCACCAGCCCCGCCGGGCTGTAGGCAAGGCCCCGCTTGATGATGTTCAGCGGCGTGGTCTTGAAGGGGACCAGTCCGCCCACAAACAGCTTGGTGCCCAGGTTGGTGCGTTCCAGTCGGCTCAGTGCCTGCGCCAGGCTGTTCGCCTCGGTGTAGGTGGCCCGCTTGGCCTCCTCAATGGCGTAGGCCCTGGCCTTGTCCAGCACCGCACCCTCCGCGGTTTTCGGGTCAATGCGGTTGGCCTTCAGGTATTGGGCCAGGCTGTCCGTGTATGCGGTTTTCTTGAACAGGGTATCCTCGGCACTCAGCGCCCCGCTGTTGGCCTTGTAAAGACGGCTGGCCGCCCCTGCGGCGGTGTCCGCCGCCTTGCGGGCGATCCGCTGGGGCAGTGGACTGGAAGCAGCGGTGCCCCAGCTGCCGTTCACCTTGAAGGGGTCCTTCAGCTGTTCAATGATCTGCCGGTCGTTGTATTTCTGGCTGCCGTCCAGAATGGCGGCCACGTTGTCCAGATCCTGCCGGGCGAATTCCTTCAGGGCCCGGTCTGCGCTGTCCAGCGGGTTCAGAACGCTCTTGGTTCGCTGTCCGGCAGGCACAAAGGTGGGCTCCAGCGCCGCGCCGATCATGTTTTTCAGCCTGCGCACCGGGATGTTGATGGCGTTGGAGGCCACGTTCCGAATGTGGGTGGCGGGGTTTGCCAGCATGGCAAGGTAGCGCCAGGCGTTCCACCGGTCGGCCCAGGTGGCAGGCAGCTGATCCGCAATGTTCCGGTAGATGGCCAGCAGCGCCTCGTCCTGCTCCTTCTGGCTGCCCGCCTTCATCAAAGCGTCCGCCAGCTCGCCGGGAATCGAGATGTTACCGAACTGGCTGCCGTACTGATCCACCAGCTCCTTCTTGAAGCTCTCCAGTGTCTGCTGGGCATAGTAGAGCTTGCCCTCCGGGGTCATCCGCTTCAGCAGCCGCTGGGCCTGCAGGTTCTGGCCCGCCTCGGTGGCGATCCGGGCAAGGTCGCCGGCCAGCTTCATGGCGGTCTCGGTGTCGCCGTTCTCCGTCGCCAGGGTATACAGCACCTGTCCCTTGGCAATGCCTGCCTTGGAGGGGGCGCTGCCGTCATTCATAAGGCTTTTCCAGGCATCCAGCTCCTTTTGGTAGCCGTTTTGCTGAATGGCCTGCACCGCCTCGTTCACGACCTGCCGGTCTCTGGCCACATCGTGGGAGAACAGCCCATCCGCCACCGCCTTTTCATACAGAGGAATCATCTCATCCGGTGTCTGGGGTGCCTCCATCAGGGTGCGCACGCCCACGCTTACCCGGTCGGTTCCGTTCGTGCTCACCGGCACATCCACCACCCGGGCAGCGTTTTCGCCGGGGGCGATGGTGCCGTATTCCGCCTGCATGCCCGCGTAGCTGGCAGGGTCGTGCTTTTTGGCGCCGATGCTGGCCGGCGGCAGGTTCAGGCTTTCCTTGAAGGCACGGCGGGAGTTTTCCAGCATCCCGTCAAAATCATCCACCCAAGCAAAATCATTAAATCCGGTCAGTGTCGGGTTTTCCTTGAATTCGTGAAAATAGGCTGCCAGTTCCCGGTTTACCTTGTCCAGATCGTCCAGGTTGGTCAGATCAAGCGCCCCATCAAAATATTTGTCATTGATGATTCTGGCTGCGTCCTGATAATCCTCATCCAGAAAATCGAGGCTGGAAAGGAATGTGTCATAATACTCCTGCGCACTTTTTTCGCCACGGTTCAGAGCAACGTGAAAATCTTCGTGCGCCATAGTATCCCCAGGGTCAAAATCAGTACCTTTCCAGATGTACACAGTACCGTCCGGTGCTGTAGCCGCATCGCTCAGCTGTCGGGTCATTCCGTCCTTGTTGACCAGAAGCGGCTGATCGGTCAAAACGAATGCCTGCCCGCGAGCAGTATATTCTTCTGCAATCCTTCGGGCGTTATCACCGGCCTGATCCATTTCCACTGGGGTATATGCAAACGAGGTCTGTTTCAGCCTGCCCAGCTTCATGCCGGAGGCCTCTGCCTGCTTTACGAATTCTTCTGCCGTTTGCTGGAAGGGCGCTCGATCCCGTTTTCCTTCAAATATTGTTCGAAGTCCCGGAGCATCTCCATCTGCTGCTGCACGGTGATCCGTCTGCCCAGCCCGCGCTGTGCTCTCCACTGAGCTGCGAAGGGGTGGCTGTACTTCTCGTCGAACTCCCTCGCCTCCAGGCATTCCTTCTGGTACTCCGCCCACTCCTCGTCGCTCATCCGCGGACGCCCTATATGGTCTGCGATCATATCCGGCAGTCCCCGATAAGGCTGCTTCGCCATCGTTCATCGCCCTTTCTGTCGATTCTATGGCTTTATCATACCGTTCGGGGAGATTCGTGTCAATTCCGCGGCCCAGTGCCCTGCGGGTGGCGCTGCTGGTCTCGGGCAGCCTGATGCCGGTCGCCTGTTCAAAGGCAGCCCGGTGAACGCCGCCTGGCTTCAGAGCGTCCATCTGGCGGCTGGTCATGGTCCCGTTCCGGAAGGCCTCCACCAGCTGGTCCACTTCGCTTTTTTGGCCCACCGGGGCCGAACCGGCGGCTGTGGCGGGGGAGGGCAGCGCCTTCGCCGTGTCCAGCGCATCCGTAGTATTTTTTGCAGCGCGCGCCGCTGCTTCGGCGGCGTTTTGGGTGCCGCTGCGCATCCCGCGCAGGGCATGTCTTCCCGCGCTCCATAAGTAAGGAATCTCTTCGCCCACCACGTTCAGGGCGGCGTTCACGCCCAGATTTTTCATTGTGGAGGCGGCGATCTGTCCGGCGCTCTTTCCATCCCGCACATCCCGGGCAAGGCTGGGCGCAGTGTCCATCACCAGGTCCGCCGCCTGTCCCGCCAGCATGGAGGCGATGCCCTCTGCGCCAAAGGCCTGCCCCAGCACCGGGATCTGCTGCAGTGCCTTTGCGCCCCGGGTCCCGGCCAGCGCCGTGCCCGCTTTTTGCAAGGCAGGGATCTGTGCCGCCGCCGGGGCCACCAGCGCGTAACCGGCCAGGCTGCCGCCGATCTGGCCGCCCAGAGTCCCGATGGGGTTCTGGGTCCGGGCATCCTGCACTGCATCGTCCCCGGTGCTGCCGCCGCTCATAAGGTCCGCCAGCGCCGGAATGCCAAAGGCCTCCGCCGCGCCGGTCATCACGTTGGCAATGGGGCTGATCTTGTTGGCCAGCCGCTGCATCTGGCGGCTGTATTCCTGCTGCTGGGCGTCGGGCTGCTGGCCGCTCTTTTCCAGCTCCCACATGGCCGCGCTGTTTTCCCCGATCAGCCTGCGGGCGTCGGCCTTCTCCTCCCGGCTCAGCCGGTACCCGTCCGAGAGCCAGGTGTCCAGCTGCCGGGCCTGCTCTTCGTCCGGCCGGCTGCCAGTCAGGGAGGAGGTTTCCACCTTTGCGGGAGTGGCCGCCGGTTCGCTCGTTTTCTGTTTCGTCTGCTGCAAAAAGTCCGCCCCCGCCGCGGGCCGCGTTTTGGGCGAAGCGGTCGGGGAATGAGAGGAAGCGGAACTTCGGCGGGAAAAGGAAACGGAGGAGGAAGCAGACGAGAAAGCGGGGGCGCTGGGCTTATCCGGGATCTGTTCCAGCCGTTCCACCGTTTCGCTGCGCCGCTTTTCCAGTGCGTTCAGGTCATATCGTGCCATGTCGCTCCCCCTCACATTGTCAGTTGATGCCCATCTGATTCAGAATGTCCAGAATGTCCTGGTTGGAAACGCCGCTCAGCATCAGCGCGTCCACCACGTCGTCCGGGTTCTGGTAGCTGGAATATACCTGCTGGGCCAGCCGGTACGCGTTACTGCCGGAGCCGGCCGCGTCCGCCTGCCGGGTCGAAACGCTGCGGGTCGAATTTCCGGCCGAATAGCTCTGGGCTGCCGCCTTCTGGGCCGCCGCGGCCTGCGCCTTTTGAATGTCACTCAGTTGGCTCAGGTAATCCTGGCTCAGGGCAAACTGCTGGTCGTAGTTTACGCTGGCCGCGTCCGCAATGGCGTTCGCCAGATTCTGCTCCAGCTGCATCTCGTAGGCCAGCTTTGCCGCCTCGGCGTCGCTCAGCTGGCCGTTGTAGCTCTGCAGGGCACTGGCCTTGCTGGAATCGTAGCTGTTTTTCAGGCTGGCCAGGTTGTCGTTCCGGCCGCTGTCGATGGTATTCCGGCTGTTGCCGTACTCGTTGTACAGCCCGGCCATGGTACTTTCAGCGGCGCCGCCGGAAAGTCCCTGGGCGCTCATCTGCTGGCCCAGGTCCCGCTTGCTCATCATGTAGTTGATGTAGGCCTGCTGCTGGGCGTTGTCCGCCTGCTTGTTCACACCGTCCACGCCCAGGTTGTAGTCGTTTTCCAGTGTGCCCAGGGTGGATTCATAGTTCTGCTTCAGCCCGCTCAGCTGGTTCTGGTAGGCGCTGCCCAAAGCTGCCATGTTCCGGTCATAGGCAGCCTGTGCGGCCTCCCGCTTGCGGCGCTCTGCCTCCTCCGCCGCCCGGCGCTGCTCCTCATAGATGGCCTGCAGCTGCGCCTGATACGCGGCGTAGGGGTCATAGGCGGGGGTCGATGCGCCGCCACCGCCGGAAGAGCCACTGGAAGAGCCTTTAGAAGAACTCCCACCGCTGCTGGAGGAGCTGTTCGGCTTTCTTCCCAGGCCGCTGTAGGTGCTGTGCCCGTAGCTGCCCGGCTTGTAGCTCTCGTTGATCTGCTTTTTCTGTTCGCTGGTCAGGCCGCCCCGGCTTCCGCCCAGAACCCAGTCCGCCAATGCCATACCGATCTCTCCTTTCCTGATGCCAGCCCCCGCCATAAGGGCAGGGGCCGGCTCTGCGTTACTGCTTCAGCTGCTTGGCGATCTGATCGGCACCGGTTGCCGCCAGACCGCTCACAATGCCCACCGCCACGGCGGTAATGGGGTCAGCCGCCGGGAACTCGGGCATAACATACATGCCCGCCACACCCAGCACCGCACCGGCCATGCCGCACACGATGGGAATGATTTTGTTGTTGTTCCAGGGGGTGGCCTTGACCACCAAACCCACCAGATAGCAGATCACCACGATACCGGCCACGCCGGTGATGCCCATAAATTCCATTGTTAATCCTTCCTTTCCAGAATCGTGATGCGGGTCTCATGATCGTTGAGCGTCGCATCCTGTTCATCGTTGTGTTTCCACAGGCGGCGGTGGCCTTCGGTGTTGTTCTGTTCCTGCTGGGTCTGCCGGTCCCGCAGCCCTTCCACCAGGGTGGAGAGCTTGGTGAGGGTGCTGTTCAGCCGAATCACCGGCGCCCCCACCGAAAGAAACAGCCCGGCCACCACCACCAGCACCCCAACTACGCCCCATTCATCCATCGGCTTCACCTCACTGAGCCAGCGCCGCGCCGGCCTTTTCCAGCTTGTCCAGCACCTGCTGGGCGGCGGGGTCCTCCAGAGCCTGCTGCACCAGGTCCAGCTTTTCCAGCACCCGGTCCAGCTTGCCGTCCAGCTTTGCCAGCATAAACATGACCTCGTCAAACTCCATATCCGGCACGTCCGGGTTTTCGGGAGTCTCCGGCTCCTCGGGTTCCTCAGGGGGCAGATAGTCCTCCACACCTAGGCCCAGCGCCTGGGCTTTGGCCGCCACCTGCTTCCGGTCACCCTTACTGGCCGGGCCAATGACGATGTAGTCGCCTGCATCAAAGTGGGGCAGATTCAGGCTCTCAGCCAGTGCCGCCATAGTCTTGCGGTCGCCGCCGCTCACGGGGCCAATTTTCAGAGTATCGCTGTACATGGTATTTTCCTCCTTTTCAAAACCATTCTTTCCTGCTGCCCGGATGAGAGCAGGAAAGTCCACATAGGCCCGGTTGCAGTCCACCCGGCCGCCGATCCCGGCCACGGTGCCGCTGCTGGTGTACTGGTGCATGTCCCGCTGGATGGTCTGATCCGGATTTGCCCGGTAATCCGCCAGCCACACGGTGTCGCAGTGCTGCCGGATGCTGCCAAGATCCACACTGGGCATCCATGCGGTATAAGAGTAATAACCCTTGTACCACGCTGCGCCCATAGCATCGAAGAAGGCCAGCGCGCAGGCGGTGCGCTGCGCCGCCGGGATGCTGCCGTCTTCATGGTCGAAGTACACCGGATACTCGAACTGTTTGCCCGCCAGCACCTTGGCAAACAATCGGCCTTCAGTGGCCGCGTCCGCCTGGGTGGTCGCGTAGCTGTACCAGTACGCACCAACCGGAATGCCCAGCCGCTTGCACTCGGCATAGTTGCGGGCCCACTGGGCATCCACCTGGCTTTCGTAGCGGCCGTACCCGGCCCGCAGAATGGCAAACTGCACACTGGGGTCCGCTGCCACTGCATCCCAGTTGATGGTGCCCTGGTGCTTGCTCACATCGATGCCGTGGGCAAGGGCAGGGGAGGCGCGCACCAGCAGCACCGGCGCAGGCTTTTCCTCCAGCGTCCAGCCCATCTGCTCCAGATACGCCTGGATTTCACAGCATTCTTTGGCATGGTCCGCCAGCAGCAGTTCTACGGCCGCATCGCTCAGGCCTTCCACCGCTGCGATCTGCTCCGCATTCATACCAGATACGAAGCTTTTGCAGATTTCTCTGATTCGTTCCTGTGTGATGTTCATGCAATCCCCTCAATCTGATAAATGTTGAACTCAGTGTTGTTTTTGGTCACGCCGCTGGTGCTCAGCCGCAAGCTCAGCAAGTTCGATAATGTAATGCTGCCGCCGGTGGAATTGCGGGAGATCGTGGCAGAGGTTGCGTTGATATAGCTGTCCGAGTTGTTCGCAAAAAACGCAATTGCACTGCCATCTTTCGGTACGTTTTTGATGATGGCCTTGCCAAAGTTGGAGCTGAGCTGGATCAGCGTGTAATCATCCCATCCGGCAGGAGTGTTGATCGACCCCGTTTTCCAGGCCAGACCGCTCGCCAGAGTTTTCGTGTGCCCCTTGGGAATCGCGCCCACATCCTCTGCACTGGGGGTCCAGCTGTCCGGGCGTGCGCCAACGTCCGAGGCAGTCAGCTTTTTGCCGCCCACCTTTCCGTTGTTGTTGACCAGCACATGACCATTCTCAAACCCGCTGGTGGACGTTTCGGAGCTCACCTCATTGGGCCCTGCCGGACCCTGGGGGCCGCGCACGTTGCCCAGCAGCAGTTTCTGTTCCGCCATCTTTTATCCTCCTTTACGAATAACTCACATACAGGTTTCCCTCTTCGTCCAGCTCGAAGGAGGGGGCTTTCCCATCCGCTCCGGCCGGTCCGGTGGGACCCTGCGGGCCCTGGGCGCCGGTATCGCCCTTTGCGCCCTGGGCGCCGGTGTCCCCCTTGGGTCCCTTCAGGGTGGCCACATAGGCCCATTTTGCCACCGATGCAGCGCCGCCCAGGGTACACTTGTACACATAGTTGGTGCTGCTGTTCATGTACATGTCTCCCACAATGGCGCTGCTTACGCCGCTGCCGGAAAACACGGTGCCCGTGGTGCTGGTTCCGGTGATGCCGGTGCCGGTGTACCAGGTGCTGCCCCGGGTGCCGGCCGGTCCCTGTGCGCCGGTGGAGCCGGTCGCACCCCGTTCACCCTGCGGGCCTTGGGGTCCTGTGTCTCCCTTGGGCCCCTGCGCACCGGTATCGCCTTTCGGGCCCTGCGGGCCGGTATCGCCCTTGGGGCCTTTGATGTTGCCCAAAAGCTGCCGTTCTGCCATCTTTCATCCTCCTTTACTCGTACCGCACATACAGGTCTCCATTTTCCTCCAGCTCCAGCGCCGGGGTGGGCCCGCGCAGGCCGGTCACATTGCCCAGATCCAGCTTCTGGCCGTCCTGTAAGGTATAAACCAGATGTCCGTCCTCGATGGAAAGGGGAGGGGGCTCTCCCGCGCCGTAGTAGACCGAAAGATTACCGCTTTCGTCCACGTCCATCTTGAAAAAGCCCGGGTCTCCCTTGGGGCCGGTCTCACCCGGGTCGCCCTTTTCGCCCTGTGGGCCGGGGCTGCCCTGGGGGCCTGTTTCGCCCTGTGGGCCGGCAGGCCCCTGGGGGCCCTGCACACCGGTATCACCCTTTTCGCCTTTCGGGCCCTGTGGTCCTGTCTGCCCCTGCGGTCCGGTGGGCCCCTGCGGTCCCCGCTCGCCGGTGTCTCCTTTTACACCCTGTACACCCTGCACACCCTGCGGCCCTCGAATATTGCCCAGATTGATCTGCACCTCGTCCGATACGGTGTAGATCAGGTTCTTGTCCCCGTCGATGGAGAAGGGCGGCGTGGGTTCGCCGTCGTTGTGCTGCAAAAACACGTTGCCTTCCTCGTCCACGGTCAGGGCAAACAGGCCGGGGTCCAGGTCGGTCACTACGCCGCCGGGGCCGGGAGGACCTTCCGGTCCGGGCAGGCCGTATACCACGGTTGCGTCGCTGTCCGGGTCATCCTCCACCTGAGTGAACTTGAAGCGCAGCTTGCGCCGCTGGGTGTAGGTGTTGTCCAGACCGTCCTCGATCACATGGCCCCGGCTGGACGCCACCGTGAACTTGCTGCCGTCGGTGCTTACCTCCAGCTCGCCGAAGGAATTGAGCCGGATCTTCTTCACGTCGTCGCTGATCACCCGCTTGAGCAGCTCCGCGCCCAGCGCAGCCAGTACCGCGTTCAAATTGCTGGCGGTCCCTTCCGGCACACCATCCGGCACAGTTACGGTGATCCCGTCCGCACCACCGCCCTCGTTCAGAGCGTCTACCAGCGCGTTGAAGGCAGGCACAATGATCTCCCGGGGGATCTCGTCCAGAATCCGCTGCATCTCAGCGGTATCCACGCCTGGGGTATCCGGGCGGCCCACGTTGCCCTTACCCTTCAGGTCACTGTCCTCGATCCGTTTGAATGCCATTTTCTCACCCCTTGTAGTTTCCGTTTTCCACATATTCCAGCGCGTAGGCCATCAGGCCGAAGGGCTCGTTCCGCTGATCGTTTTCAAAGCGGAACCGGGCCTTGTCCACCCGCTTGATGCGCAGTTTTGTGTGCAGCGTCTTGGTGGTCTGGTCGTTGGAATAGGTGAATTTTGAATAGATCAGGCTCGCATAGCTGAAGTAGCGGGCCTTGCGAGTCTCCTCCCGTAAAAATCCCCAGATGCCCCGCTTCTGGGCATAGAGCTTCACGCTGGTGGCAACAGCCGGGGTCAGCTGCAAAGCAAGATAGCGAAAGGTCTTGTTCTTGTAAAACAGCTTGCCGGAAAAATCCGGCGTCTCCCAAACCGCGTGGATGGGCTGCCCATCATCGTTGTAGCTCTCCTGCGCCTGGGGGTCATCATAAAAGCGGTATACGGCTCCGGTGCTGTCCCCGAAGAAAAGCCGGTCGTTCTCCACCCAGATCGCGCTGGCGGGAAGGTTCGTGCGGTAAAAGCAGGCGTACTGCCGGGTGGAATAGGGTTCGCTCCGCTCCTGTCCCAGGCTCTGCAGCCCGTCCAGAATGTAGGCGTGTCCGTTCACACACAGCCAGTAAAGGTCCCGGAACACCGCAGCCACTGCCCCTGCCAGTCCGCTCTCCCGGGTCAGCGCGCCGTTCACATAGTAGCTCCGGTCCTGGCTGTAGCGCTCACCGCTGATGTCGCTGGGGGTAATGGCGTAAATGCCAAGCGCGGTCAGAAACACCGGCTCGGTGCAAAGGTAGCAGAAGCTGCCCTTCGCCACCGCGCCTGGCCCCTGCAGCGTGTTGGTGATGGGGAAGGCGGGCTGGTTATCCACCAGGTCCCCGCGGCGGATCACCACGTTCCGGTCGGTGTCCCGCTCATCCTTATGGGCGGCCAGATAGTTGTTGATGATGCTGTATCCCATCACCGCGCTGCCGCCGCTGCCCAGGGTGCTGTACCCGGTGTCCGGCCAGTAGGTGGGGTCGTTCTGCCCGGAATACCAGTCATAGCTGGGGTAGTCCGGGTTGCCGGAAAGGAACAGACGGTCCGCCGCGCCGTTTACCCCGAACAGAATGCCGATGTCGCACTTGTTGATCCGGTCGGCGTATCCGGCCACGGTCCGCGCCGCAGTGATCCGCACATTGTCCTGTCCGCTCACCGGGCTCGGCCCTGGGGCGGTGGTGAAGGTCACCACACCGGTCTGCCGGTTTACCGAAAAATCATTTCCCTCACTTTTCTTTACCCAGTCGCCTTGGGCACTCAGCACCTCCACGACCACAGCGGTGGAATCCAGCCCGGAAAAACTCAGGTGGTATTCCTTTGCATCCTCTGTCCCCAGAAACATCTCCTGAAATTTTGGCTGCAGCAGGTTCAGCTGTTCATATTGCTTGCCGCCTCCGGCGGGAGCCTTCGCAATGGTGAACAGAGGAATTTTCGCAACTTCGGATGCCTTTTTTACCGTTTTCCCGTCATAGACCAGCAGAGCTTTGCCATCCGCAAGAAACAGCCGCTCCGCCAGCTGCCAGCTGCGGCTGGGCCGGTCGGCAGCGTCGCTGTATACCAGCTCCGGCTCATCCTCACCGGCAAGGTCCACCCGATACAGCTTTGTTCCGGCATGCAGCAGGCCGGGCTTTTCTCCGTACCCATGGTAGCCGTGAATCGCACCCTCCAGCGTAAACAGCTTTTCATACCCCATGCACTTGCGCACCTTGCCGGGCACGTCCCGGATCAGGTTCTGTCCGTTCGGGCTCTGACTCTTGTCCACGTTGCTGGGGTCGTTGGTCATGTCCACGCCCAGCAGGGTGTCCACCGTCAGCACGCTGCGGCTCACCTGGCTGGGCACCTTAAAGGTCGCCAATCGTCACACCTCCCGTCAGATCCACCCGCTCACGCTGGTGAATTCGTCCGAGGTCACGCCGGAGCAGGGCTGCTTCAGCAGCCCGAAGGCTACCTCGAATTCGTTTCGGTACACCGTGGCAATGGCAATGTCATCGTCCTTGTACAGCTGGCTGGCAATGTACAGCGGCAAAATCACCGCGGCATCCGGGTCAAGGGGGATCTCCTCATCGTCCGGTGTGGTCAGGGTAATGGCAGGGGGCCATGCGTCGTAATAAAACAGCATCCGGCCCTGCACCCCGTCCGGAAGAACTAAAAACCGTCCGCCCACAAGCTGAGCACCGGTCACGGGGCAGGGGGTGCCCGATTCATCAAAGCCGTATACCTCCAGCCGGTCCGCCCGGTAAAAATCCGTCAGCTCCCGGGTCAGGTCAACGGTCAGAACGCCAGCTGCCTTGTCCGGGATCTCGTAGCATTTTCGCAGCGCCTTGCCTGCGGTGCAGAGCAGCTGAAGCCCTTCATTTGCCGCCTGCGGCATGGCGTTCATGTACTCCCGCACGCTCTCATCGTTCTCGTTGATGGTGGTCCCGTCCGCCGAAAACATCTTCTGCAAAACCGCCAGCTTCACGTCTTTCCAGGTCATAAGCCGCCCTCCAGATGTCCGGTGTCCGCCGCGGCAGCCTGGCCGGTCAGTCCGGGCTGTACCCCCGCAGCCTGCAAAGCGGCGGCCTTCTGTTCGTCGATCTCCTGCTTGATGCTCGCCTTCATGGCCTCCGCGTGGGGGTAGCCGGTCTCGGCCAGCAGAGTCCACAGCCGATACTGGCTCTGCAGCTCGTTGATCGGGCCAAAGGCACCCGCCTGATACTTCACGTCGATCATGCTCCACAGGGTCTCCCGGTTGCTGGCCAGGTTGGAGGCCGGGTCCACCTCAAAGATGAACTCATCGCACCAGTAAAATTCGCCGGCCGCGTCCTGCTTCAAAAAGTCGTACCGGTCAAAATGGGTGAACTGCTGCTGTCCGTCCGGCTGCTGATAGGTCAGGGGATAGGGCTCATCCGCGTAGGCCAGCATGAACTGGAACATCAGCTTATACAGCTTCGCGTAGGCCTGGTTTTTCATCTCCCGTTTGGATTGCAGGCGCCCCGCCGACTGGTTGGCCGAGAATTGTTTGGCGGTTCCGCTGGTGGCCGAGGCATCGTACTTGCCCTGGAAGGCATCGGTGATGCCCAGGGTGCTCTTGGCCCAGGCATAGTTTGTTTCCAGCATGTTCTGGTCACGGCTGGTGTCCACCTGCACGTTGACCACGCCAATCATGCTCTTGTCCGCGGGGTTGCGCATCCGCAGCACCTTCAGCTCTCGGTCGGTGGTTTCCACGTTCACCCCTTCGGGCAGGGTCACATAGCTGCCGCCCTTCAGCAGCTTTTCCTCGATCTTGGTGCCGAACTTGGAAACGGCGATCTGCTGGTCCTCGATCACGTCCACATCGCTGGAGCCCAGAAGCTGTCCGAACAGGCGCACGTTGCGCCGCAGCACAAGGGGAAACGCATTCGGTTTGTAGTAGGGGATGGTAGTGCGCACCGGGGGCCCCTCCTGCCAGATGGGTTCGCCGGTCAGAAGATCGGTCTGAATGCTGCCGTCCGGGTTTTTCACCGGCTCCGGCTCTCCCGGTTCAAGGGCGGGGACAAGGGTGCCGTCCGCCAGGGTAATGTCCCGCTCCAGCTCCTGGGCCTCCAGTGGGGCCTGCCGGAATTTTTTCGAGCCGCACACCGGGCATGCGGCGGCGGTGCGCCGAGTCCCGCATTCGCAGCACACCTCACCCCGCCGGGCCTGGTAGTCCTCCAGATCCTCTAGGGTCTGGTCGCCCACCCAGCTGAACAGGCCGATCCCGCCCTCCCGGTTGCGGAAGTAAACAATGTTCTGGGTCACAAGCCCTTCCACATATTCACCATCGGCGGTGCGGGCGCTCACATCGCTCTCGCTTTCCTCTTCGATCTTCACCCCGTACCGCCGTTCCAGATATTCCCGGCTCTGGCTCACCAGCACGAAAATGTACTCCATCTTCTCCACGTCGTACACGCCCGGCTGGGGGATCACCTGCTTAGGATGGCGCTCGCACACGCTCAGATCGCCCAGCGTGCAGTGGAAGCCCGCGTTCGGGTCCCACTCCACCTGCCAGTAGTCGCCGCCCTGAATGGGCACCGTGCGCTCCTGCAGATCGTTCAGCTCCTTGAAATTCAGCAGCCGGATCTGGTTGAGCAGCAGTGCCTCGATCTTGCGGGCCAGCTCCTTGTCCTCCGGGTGGATGGCGGTCACCCGAGGCTGGGGCACGGTGCTGTCCACCTGGCTCTCGATCAGCTCATACACGATGTTGCGCACGTTGGTGGCGTCCTTGGCCTTGCTTGCACCGGAGGCCGCGGGGATGGAATGGTCGCCGGTGTAGTAGGCCTGCCGCCGGTCCATCTTTTGGCGCAGCGGGTCGTAGCTGCGCTTTGCGTAGTCCAGCCGGGCCTGCCATTTCGCGCGCTTTGCCGCAGAGCCCTGGGGCTGCATAAGCTTTGCGCGCCTCAAAAATCCTTCCTTCATAGGCCCTCCTGTCTTTGCATGAAGGCCGCACCGCCGGCACAAAACCGGCGGTGCGGTCCGGTCCGCTTACTCGCCCAGCTGGGTGCCGCTGCTCATCTGCGCGCCGCACAGTGCAATGCAGCGCCAGTTGTTGAAGCCCGCGCCAAAGCGGGCGCGGCCCTTGAACACGTTGGCGTCGGTGTTGGGGTCAATGTCGCTGCGCACGGTCAGGGGCAGGCGATCCAGCCAGGGCAGGCACTCGTAGCTGTCCTTGAATTTCGAGTCCAGCAAATAAAAATACTCGCCGCCGGCCAGCTTCTGGGGCAGGTAAGGCCAGACGATCACGTTCCACAGCCCCACCTGGAAGTTCACCGCGTTGTTGTTGCTGTCCGGGTCCAGGTCACTGCCGATGGCGGCGAACACCTTCCGCTTCAGGCTGCCCACGTTGGGAATCACGATGGTGTCCGGGGCCACGTTCAGCAGGTTGCCGTTGTCATCGGTGAACATCTGCATCTTCTCCTGCACTTCGTCCAGGATCTCCGCCGAAAAGGCGGCTTTGAACAGGTTGGACTGGTTGCCGGTGTTCTTGGTGATGCTGGGGTGGTCCTTGGAAAACAGGGCCACGTTATCTGCGCTGGCGGTGCTGTAGGTCTTCTGGTTGAACTTCACCGTCTTGCCGGTGCCGCCCGCCAGCAGGGCCGCGGCGAACTTCTCCCGGGTGCGGTTGTAGCTCTGGGTGAAGATGTTGGCCCGGCTGCGGATCTTGCCGATCTTGGCGTCCTCCATCATCTCCTGGGTCACCTCAAAGCTGGATTTCCAGGTGGTGGGCTCCACCACCTTGGAATAGCCCTCCTGGATGCTGGTCTTGGGGTAGGCACCGTTCTCGCCCACGTCGGCAAAGTCGCCCATGCTGGTCTCGCTGGTGTACTTCTCGGCGTAGTTCTTGGTGGTGTCCATGCTGAAGATCTTGTCCACGGCGCTGAATTCCTGGAAGGCCTCCACGCCGCTCTCGATCAGGGCCTTAATGGGTTCCTGGCTTTTGCCGAAGATGCTGTTCGCCACGCCGGAGCCCTCGGAAAAAATAATGCTCATATCCTGCTGTCCTCCTTTTCGTCACTGTCTGCGGGTTCAGCCGCCCGCACCGGCCGCCGCCCGGAAGTAGCCGCGCACGATGCCGCCGCTGGCCGCTTCGTCGGTCTCGGTCACAACAAAGCTGCCGCCGCCGGTGGCGGTCACGCCGTCCGCGGTGGTGTTCAGCTGCACGTCGGTGCCCACCTTGGCCGCGTCGATCTGGGCCTCGGCCCGGGTCTCAAAAATGGTGGCGGGCAGCACCCGGATCACCGGATAGCAGCCGTCCTCCCGCTTCGGCCCCTGCACAATGTATTCCGCCGTATCGGCGGCGTCGCACTTGGCCAGCTGGCCGCTGGCCAGCTTGGCGGCGCTGCCCAGGGCAAGGCCTTCCGCGCCGGGCAGAAATTCAAAGGGCTCCACGTCGCCGATGGCCCGCTTGTAAACAGAAAACATACGCTTACTCTCCTTTGCTGTAATTTTTGTGGAAGCGGGAAATATCCTCCCGGGTCCATTTGGGATTGAATCTGCGGTATTCCGCAATGATCTCCTCGGTCAGTCCATCCTCCGCACCGGCCTTACCGCCCACCGGGGCCAGATGCTGCTTGCCCCGGGCCGCGTTGATGGCTGCCTGCTTGGCGCCGCTGGCCTGCCGGTCCTGCAGACGCTGGAAAAACGCCAGCTTGTATGCGTCCACCAGGTCGTAGCCGCCGCGCACCAGCCGGTCGAATTCAGCAAATTCCGGTTGGCGGCGAATGTCCTCCAGGCTCTTCATCTCCGGGTCCAGCCGGCTGATCTGTGCCATGCGCTCGGCAAGCAGCTGCTCGCCCCGCACAAGATCCTGCTGGCGCTGCATCTGGTGCACCCGGGTCTGCAGCTGCTGGTTCTCTTCCTCCAGCCGACGGCGGGCCGGGTCGTTCTGCAAGGCGTCCATCAGCTGCCGGGCCTGTTCGGGCTCCATGCCGCTGGCTGCCTGGCGAACGGCCTGCTCCCGGCGCAGCTGCTCCTGCGCGTCCAGCGCGGCAAAGTAATCCTCCGCCGTCTGAATGGGCTTGCCGGTCACGGGGTTGGTCAGGTGGCCGAACCGCTGGGCAAACATCCGGTCGGTTCGTTCTCTGGCCTGTGCCTCCGCCTTCCGCCGGGAGATCGCCCAGATCTGATCCTGGGTCAGGCCGCTCTGGCTGCTTTGGCTGCTTTGGCCGTCCGGCCTGCTGTCGGTCTCCTCACTGCGGTCCTCCTGTTCCTGTTCGGGGTCGTTCTCCGTCCGGGTCGCTGCACCGGAAGTCTCGCTCTCGGAAAACACCTCTTCCAGGGTCCTTGCGGCAGGGGCGGCTCCTTCCTGCCCGGGCTGCTGGCCCATTGCGCCGCCATTGTGTTCCAGTTCCATAAAAACCTCCTGGCAGCTACCACGCCGCTGCCCGGCTAAACATTCGGGGAAAAACATTCAAAGAGTGAAAAACGCGGCTTAAAGCAGAGCGGCCGGTCCGGCAAGATGCCCGCTTATCCGGCCGCTCTGCCGGGCCTCACTTGCTGCCTTTGGCCCGCAGGTCGCCGCCCTTGCTCACCACGGGCTTTTTGCCGGGCGAGGTCTTGCCGGCCTTCACCATCTGGCCGCTCTTGCCGTTCACATTCAGCTTCATCTGTTTCACCTCCCTTGCTGCTGGGGTTCGTGGGCAGCTTCGGTCGTTACCCGAAGCTCCGCCACCACCCGCCGGGCCTCTCCCGGCGCGGTGCAATTGGAGCACTGCGGATTCCGGCAGGCCAGCTTCAGGCTGGTGCCGGTGCGCTGTGTCACCATCATCTCAATGCCGCACTGGGGGCAGCGCATCGTTTCTTCACCTCCCGCAGAACGGATCGCCGTATTTCTGGATCAGATACGCCTTTCCGGCACTGTCCGCATTGTCGTAATCCTCGTAAAGGTCCGCCTCCCAGATGGCCCGCCGGGGTTTGTCCGTCTGCTTTGCGGGCAGCGGCCACCATACGCAGAAATACCGCAGGCTGTCCGGGGCATGGGTCAGGTTGTGGGGGGTCTTGGCGTACACATCCGGGTTTTTCTCGTCCTTCTGGATCTTCTGCAGATGCTGCATCAGGGTGGGGCAGTCCATGAACTGCATCCAGGGGGTCCCGGTGGCCGGGTCGGCTGCCAGCCATTGCTTCATGGCAGCGCACCCGGCCGCAAAATCCCGGCTGCTTTTGGTCAGGCTCAGCCCGTTTTCCCGGAACAGATCCGCCCGGCTGCGCCCGCTTTCCTGGCTGCGGCTCCAAAGGTCGGGCGGCGCAAGGAACAGTTCAATGTCCTCGCCCTCGCTCATCCGAAGAATTGCCGCCGCTGCCTGGCCGATGGTCTGGTTCGGCTCGTCGTATTCCCGGTACACCACCGCGTGGCCGCTCTGATCCACGTCGATCCAGTGCACGCTCAGCATGTCCAGCCCATAGTCCAGCGAAACATACCGCCGCCCCGCCTGCAAAAGCGGCTGGGTGCGCCGGTGGGTCTTGGCCTTCACTTCGGGGAAGTAGGCGCCGCCGGGAACGGTCAGGGCCTCCTCCACCGTGGCGGGGTATTCCTCCAGGGTCTTGTCCTCACCCAGCGCGCCCAGCGTGTTCCGATACCACTGCTGGTCCCGGCGCGGGTCCGCGCTCCAGGGCAGAAAGATCTTGTGGAAGCCGTTGTCGGGGTTGGTGAAGATCTCCTCGAACAGGGTCCCCCGCTTGATGGTGGAAAGCCCGATCACCCGGCCGCCGGTGGGCCGGTTCACAACCGGGAAAGCAGACTGCCAGATCTCCTGTGCAAACTGCTGGAAGGCCCATTCGTCAATGATGATCAGGTCGGCGGTGAAGGAGCGGCCCACCGCCGGGCTGGAAGGGAAAGCCTTGAACACGCTCTCCGGCCGGTCCGGAAAATGCACGGTCAGGCTCAGCGCTGTCACGGCAAACACCGGCCCGTCCCAGCCGGGGGGCACATGGCCCTCCTCGGCCACGAACTCAGGCATGTAGCGCAGGATCACGCCCAGCCGGCGCACCAGCTCCTTGGCCTCGTCCTCCGAGCGGGAAAGACCCACCACCGTGCGCCCCGCGCTCAGAACCACCAGCCGGGCACCCTCGCAGAGTGCCAGCCAGGTAAAGCCCAGCTGGCGGGCCTTCAGCACCACATTCAGCCGGTAGCGGCTGAATTCTTCCAGGGCGCGGCGCTGGCCGTCCCAAAGGCGGAAGGGAACGATCAGCTCCGCCGCGTCCTTGTCCTCAATGTGGCAGTAGGTCTCCACAAAATATACCGGGTTTTCCCGGCAAAACTCCGCCTCCGCCTGCCGGATCGCGGCTGGGCTCAGCTCCATCCCGTCTCCTCCTTCCAATCAAACATAAGCCGCCCCAATATCCCATAGCGGCAAACAGGGTGCGGCGCTCCGGTGCGTGGTGTATCACACATGGCCCGCGCCCCAAACCGCTGCGTCGTGTGTCCGGTGCCCGCCGTCCCGCTGTGCAAAGCAGGCAAGCGTCCGGGCGAATCAGCACACGGAAAAATTCATTGTCACGGCCAGGGGAAGGGCAGGAGGGAGGGCGTGAGCATTCGCCCTCCTCCCTTACCCCGTGACCGGCAGGGAAGCGGAACGCAGTTACCCCCGTAGGGGGTACCGTTTTCTTCCCAAGGGAAAATATCGGGCATTCACCGACTTTTTCCCTCAAAGGGAAATTTTCGGTTCGCCACCGTGTTTTTCCTTTCCCGCCAAAGCGGCTGAGAAAGGCACAAAAGACCGGTTTTTTTTAGCGGGGTTCTTTTGCGGGCCGCATATTTTTTACGCTCCGGCCATAATCGCAGCCGGGGGTCGCCCGCATGGGGGGAGGGGGGTCATCGCCCCATCCGCCCGCATCCGTCCGGCACACCATCCGCAAAAAAAGAAGGGAAGCAGGGCCGCCCTCCTGTCAGCCAGCCACCGAACCGGCCTCCGTGTATCCGCACCAGCGCCCGGCAGCCTCCCGATGAAAAGGGAAGGCCGGAGAACAAACCAATCCGTCTGCCCTCCGGCCATCACCCCCTTTCCGCCCGTCATCCCAGGCACCAGTCCCCCCAGCAGGAACCAATCCAGCCGGGCATCCATGCAGCTCAGTCCGCCCCGCAGCCATCCCGGCCACAAAGCAGGGCCCAGCCACAGGCGCAGCCAGTCAACCTCTTGGAAGCTGGCAAAAGCCAGCTCGCAAAGTCCCATACCCCGCCGCATCCCCGGCCATCCTCATCCCCGGTGAAGAACTCACATGCCGGGGTTGCAGTGCAACCGGAGCGGCCGGTCACGATTCCGCGGGAGCGAACCGGCGCGCTTCGTCCACTGCAAGGCGTTCTGCCGTGCCTGGTTGGATTTGTAGCACCGAACGCGTTGCAGTTTCGCTAAATAGCTGTTTGACGAAACAGAAAATCACGATTTTATGCGGAAAATTCAGAATAACAGGAAAGCGTCCTGTTTATTCCTGCCGGGTTTTATCCTTTTGTTGCAATCTGGCGGCTACATTGGCCATCAGCTGGCGGTCCGCGTCGGTCATCCCGGTGGACACCTGCACATCATCGGCAGGCTTGTCACCGGCGGAATCCCGCACAAAAACAGCGGCTTTGGTGTTTCCGGCCATGGCCTGTGCCACCTGTGCCAGCGTCATCGCCTCGTAAAGGTCCAGCGGCTGCCCCCGTTCCTCGGCCAGCTTCTGAGCCACCTGCGTCAGCTCTCCCAGCTCGGCAGCCCCCTGCGGAGCCTCCATCGCAAGCAGGTCCGCACAGATCTCCCGGATCGCCCGCTTTCTCCGGCGGTTTTCGGCACTTTTCTGCCCACCCTTGCGCCCAATCTCCCGAGCTTCCTCCGAACTCGGCACCCGCAAATTCTCCATCCCAGACGCCACACATCACACCCCCTTTGCAACAAAAAAGGCCCGCTCCCGAAAAGGAAGCAGGCCGCCGCGAATGCAGCAAAAAAGCCGCCCCGGAATCTTTTCCAGTGACGGCTCTTTTTTATACTTATCACTATACCAAGTTTATCATTTCGCTGTCTCACTGTCAAGCGCAGAAGACGCATTGCAAAGCGAATTATCGGGATTCGGAGAAAATGTGTAACCATCGCGCTCCATGCGTTCCCGCACGGCTTGCAATATATATGCCTGCAGGCTTTGCCCTTTGGCTGCTGCTGCTTCTCGAATAGCAGCGCCCTCAGCTTTGTAAGGCTTAATCAGAATTTGCATATACTTTTGGTCGCTTTTTTTGTTGCTGGCTTTCTTTGCCTCGCTCAGAGCCAT